ACTTTCTTTCGTCCGACACGAGCGGCCAGAAAACCCTTCTTATGATGATGGGAAACTACGTTTCTGCGCACCCCCTCCACAATAGCCTGTAGGGCCACTCAAAACAAATGCAGCAAACCACTTGAGAGGTTTGCTGCATATCGCTCGAGAGGTTTGCCGCAAACCACTTTAGAGGTTGCTGGCGCACGATTCAAAAGCCAGTTTCAGTAGTGTTTTTTGTCCTTCAAAAACGGTCGGTCTGGGAGGTAATTTAGAGTTGTCGAAAGACAAGTAGTACAAACCTTAAAAACACGATTAAACTATGGCAATCGTTTACGAAAAACAGAAAATCACCCTCGGCTTCAAGAAAGACAAGCCGGAGGTTTACCGCATCAAGCCGGTACGTCAGCAACCCGTCACTTTCGACGACCTTCTTAATGAAGTGAGTAACTCATGCGGTGTGAACCGTTCGCAGACAAAAGCGGTGCTCGAAGCGCTTATCGACCGTATGATTGTGTTCATGAACTACGGCATGCCCGTAAAGCTGGGCGACTTCGGTTCTTTCAAGCCTACCTTCAACTCAAAGACGGGAGCCACTGCCGACGATGTGACTGCCGAAAACGTCACCCGAAAGAAAATCCTTTTCTATCCCGGCAAGCGTTTCAAGCAGATGCTTGAAGGAATGTCTGTCACTACGATGGAAGATTACGATGAAGAGGAGACAGCCGGACAGGAACCTGAACCGGGTGGAGGAACCGAGCAGGGAGGAACAGACCCTGACGAGGGAGGTGGCGGATTTACATAAAATCTTTCAGTCTTCTTTTTTTGTTGAGAGAGGGGTGCCCGTGAGGGTGCCTCTTTTTTTGTGAAAATGCTTGTGTAAATAAAGAATATTATGTACTTTTGCATTGGAAAAAGAAAGATAGCGCAATGGAAACACAAAAAATCAAAGTACCCGTAAAGCAAGCTTTACCTATGATAGCAGAAATGGTGAAGCTAAAGTATGTAACCGACGCACTGGGAAAATCAAGCGGATGGATATATAACAAGTTAAATCATGAAAATACCACATCAAAGTCAAGCGGCTTTAATCAAACTGACGTAAACAAACTAAATGAATTATTTTGTGAAATAGGAGAAAAGCTTATCAGTACAAGGATTTATATCCCAACGGTAGAGAATAAAGATTCACTTTCAGTAAGGCAGGAAATAATTGGGCAGATTCAGTCTGTATCAGATATGGTTTCAATGCCATATATATACATTGGTAAGATGAAGAAAAGCACCTCATGGTATCTTAACAGGATGCGAAAAAATTCTACAAAAGCATCGTTTAAACAGGAAGACATCAATATGATAAATCTTTCACTCATTGAAATAGGGAACAAACTTCTATCTATTGAATTGACTCTGTGAAAAATTAAATTTCACACAAAACAGATTATCATAAAAAAGAAATTGTATATTTGTAATGCCCATAAAGAACTATAAGTCACATCTTCATGCCGTGTAATCCGTAAAATCGGATTCAGAGTGGTTCTCTGTGGGCGCACGGCATGAAGATGTGATTTTTTTTAAGATATGAATGAGAAGCAAAAAATCATAGTGGGGGAATACTTTCAATAATAAAAGACAGTCATACCATACTGACTATTGCAGTAACAGCAGTATGTACTTCCTTAATATATACCCTATCACCAAACCTAAAGGAGCTCCTAAAATTATTCCTACAATGGTGCAAATCAATTTTCTTTTCTTCATAGATTTTTTATTTTTAGCAAAGATACTAAAAGGAAACGTATGTAGAAAGGACAATACATAAAGTATATAAAGGCAATCGGACGGAATCCGGTTGCCTTTTTTTGTATTCCCTTCAAAACTGAATAACAATCTGATAATTTGGAATTGAAACAAAGGATTTTTGCCCGATTCACGATGAAAACCCCGCGCCTCGCTACGTGTGACGCGTCCCCCTGGGACCCCGTCCGGCGGTGATATATGCCCGGGCGGTGGCCGCGTCCGGCGGCGCGGCGCGGCCCGCCGTGCCTGGTGGCTGCTGGTGTCCGCTGGTGTCCGCTGGTGTCCGCTGGTGTCCGCTGGTGTCCGCTGGTGTCCGCTGGTGTCCGCTGGTGTCCGCTGGTGGCGTTCCTCACCATGTAGGAACGCCACCAGGAAGCGCGGTAAATGTGAATAAACCTTTCATTTTAGACTGAAAGGTAAATAACGGTTAAATAAGTAAAGAAATTTGTGTACTTATTAGTAGATTAAAGAATATTATGTACCTTTGTAGTGTAATCAAAAAATAAAGATTACAAGAAGCCGCCGGGGCTTCCCAAAGCCCGGAAACGCTCTTTCAAGGTATAAAAAAAGCGGGTATTACAGGAATACCCGCGGGGAAAAAGAAAGATTAAACTTTCTTCGTTTGTCGCAAAACAAAGATACGTTTTTCTTGCCGTTCCTGAAAATTATCCAGAAAGAAAAAATGTTCTTTGAAAAAATACCGTATAAACGTGATCCGCGTTCCGTATGGTGATCCTGTTCACTGTCATAGTTTGATACTTTCCCGGCTGGCATAGTTTGCCAGCCACACACGAAAGCAAACGGAACAAAGTACACGCGGCGCGGTTAGTCTGAAACAAAATTATCCGTATGAGATAGTAATATATTGATAGCGGGAAAGGAGCCGAAAGGTAGCCTAACGGGTGAACTATGTTCTCCCGGGTCGTGCATAGTCGATACCCGTTACTATATATTATTATTACTACTAACTTAACATTATGGACTTATGAAAACGAATGTATCTAAATCAGTATTGAGACGCGAGGCTAAAAAAGAAACTAAAAAGCTTAATAGATCACCGTTTGGCGTTATGAATACAATAAACAAAAACCGTGATCAGGAAAAGATTAAAAGATACTTAGATGTTTACGGTATAAAGAAAGTTGATCTTTCTATGTTGCTAAGCTTCGAGCTTGGAGACGGTTTGCCTGTTTTCTGTAAGTTAAAAAGATTATCAGATATTGAAACATTGGACGGGAACGAATTAAAAGTGGTCCAGATAGGGAAAAAATATTACGAATACATTCCAATAAGATTCGATGAAGACGATTTTTTTGCAAGCTTAGAAGGTTTGCTACAAATAAATCAGGCAAAGGAAAAACAGGAAAAAGCAGCAAAAGAGAAAGCGGCAAAGAAAGAAACAAAGAAAGCAGAAAAACGTGAATCAAAGATAAACGCTACATTGCAAGCTTTAAAGTTAGAATTCTTAGACGCTTCTGAAGATATGTTGCAACAAATTGCAGAACGTATTGTAGACGCGGCTTAATCTTTAGGGTGTATGGTATTCGTCCGGGTCCGATTCCCGGACACCCACAAAAATATATTCTATCTCATACGGCCGGCAAAAAAGATACCTACCTATGTAATACGGCGGCACGTGTGCTACTGTTGCATATAGGGGCGCACGTGTGCGCCTATAGTTATCCAGGCCAAGAGTCTGAAGGTATCCAGGGCCGGAAAATCATAATTCATAATTCTATGGCATAACTGTACCCGTATGGGTGCGGTGTGTCCTGCAACGTGTTGAACGATCAGTCAGGGTGCACCGTGTCCGTATGGATTCATGTACGGGTGTGCTATGCCCTGTTCAATCTTGGGTGTATGCCGGAGTAGTTAACCGGAAAAGATCCATACTGTTTTAGCGTATGTATGGAACGGGCTGGGAGTTATCCGGGCCTATGGAATCAACGTACCATGCGGACACGTGTGTCTGTATGGCGGTGCGCCTGCAAAGGTCGTCTATGTGAAAAGTGTATCCGTGAACGCTATGCAAATAGTGTATCATGGTGCATATAGGCGGGTATGCGTCAACGCAACGAAAACCAGCTTCGGGGGTGGTACGGAAAACCCCTACCTATGTAGTGCTATGCGCTTTCGGGTGCATGGCACTTCTTGTATGTATAACTATAAACTTTTTGAATTATGAGAGAATTACTGTTTTTCTATGCTTGTGGTTACATTAATACATTCGGCAAAGTAAATGAAGAATTAAAAGACTATGCTGGAAGAATATTAGCCAATGGTCATGAATGTTCATTCTATAATGGATGGAAAAAAGAGTTATCAGAGTTCTATGGGAATAAGTCCTATATGAAAAACTTGAAGTGTTCAGAAAAGCATGATTTTGAAGATTTTCTATCCCGTTATGGAAAATGGGCAAAAGATAACGGTATGCTTGAAAAATCTTGGGATGAATACATCTCAGAATGAACTCTATCAGGCCGTTCACCTTTGCCGGTGTACGGCCTGCAAACTTCTTAAATAGTTTGAGTTATGAAAAAGCAAATTAAAGTCATTCTGTGCTGCGTGTTTTTATTCGTGGCTTTATGTTTCGCCGGTCGTTCCGACTGGAGCGAACAGGTTATTTATGTAATGCCCAAAAGCGCATACGAAAGTATTAGCGCAAAGCTCGGCGAAGATTGCAGTGACTACGAAATAGCGAGAGAGTACGTAAAAAACAAATCGTACTACGACGCTATGGGGTATTAATTCCATGCTGGAGGTGCTTTACGGTACTTCCAGACACGATTACTAACTTAAAACTATAGGAATTATGAAGCTTTTAGATGTAAACGGTAAAAACGTAAATGTAGAAATCGGTTATGTATGGGACAGGGAAGACAAATACCTTGTTATCGTAGACAATGATAATAAAGTTAAGTATGTAGTAAATACATGGAGTAGCACATTTAATAAGGAATCGGTTGAATATTTGGCCTATAAATTCGCAATATTTATCTCAAAAGGCGAAAATGTGTGCTACTCATATGACAGGAAACCTGCAAGAAAAATTTGTCATAATGACGATTTTGGTAGGTATAAAAAAAATTACAAAACTATATCTCCGTCAGAATGTACAGAATTAGGTTTACGTTATTAAACAAAACTGATTCCTGTTTATATCAGGAATCAGTGCTATATCTAACTTAAACTATGGAATTATGGATAAAAACAGAAATTGGTTTGGCGTGGATGCTAACAATGAATCATCGTTATTTGATTACGGTTTTCTTATGCGTTACCATGGAAATTATGAATATCAGGTGATATATCTTGCAGGCTATGAAGGAGACAAACCTTTATACGCATACGGATGGTTCAATCCGAAAGAATGGGAAAAATATTTTATTGACACCATGGGAGAAAATGAATATCCGGATGCAGCCAGAATAGCTTCTACATGCTGTATGGAAAATGGGAAAGAATGGCTGGATGACGTAAAAAACTTTCCTCAATATATGTTGAGTGACATACTTTCCTATTATGGATATGATGGCGTATTCGGAGGAAATTATTATGGGGATTTTTATACGGTACCACAAATCCGGAAACGTCTGAATCGTGCTCTTTCCTGACTATTACCCGGTTCCGCCTTGCAGCGGTGCCGGATGCTATCGTATAACTAAATTATCGGAATTATGACACAAGAAACTTTTAATCTGCTGAATCACTTTTCATGCGAAGGACTTGATAACTGTTGTTCTGGGTTTGTTCAGGATGTAAATACAAAAGAGTATTTCGGAACGGAAGAAGATGTAAATATCGAAGGAATGTATCTGTATGTGTATCAAAAAAAGGATGACTTTTTCTCCCACATAAAAAAGGAACCGGAATACACCTTTGATATGGAAGGCAAAGAGAATCTTTTTCTATTCAAGCTTGAGTGATTCATACAGGCAGCTGCTGATTATCCGGTGGCCGCCTGCTTTATGTCTAACTTAAAACAAAGGAATTATGGGAAAATATCATTATGAATACTACCTGGTATGTGTGGACCTATGTAACGGAGGTGCAAAACGCGGTCCGTACCGCTCAATACAGAATGCGAGATTTGACAGTCATTTTCTACGCGGTATATGGCATGTAAAAAAAGTCAGAGTCTACAATTAATATCCAGCCGGAAGCAGCCTGAAACTGCTTCCGGCTTCTTTTATGTCTAACTTAAATTATTGGAATTATGGAAAAATCAAAATTAATCAGAGCAAGCGTATATGTAGGTACATATAAGAAATATAATGAAGGTTCGCTGGCTGGCGCATGGATGGAATTGGCCGACTATAAATCAAAAGATGAGTTTATGGAAGCCTGTAAGGAATTGCATAGTGACGAAGACGAACCGGAGTTTATGTATCAGGACTACTCAAACATACCAGACGGTATGATAAACGAAAGCTATATCGACCCGCGAATATTTGGTATCATTCAGTGCGCAAAAGATATGGATGACACAGAGACAGAAGCATTTTTTACGTTTCTTGATATGTACTTTGTGGATTATTCCTATATCAAAGACGGTGAAGAGCTCGTAGAAAAGTTCAGAGAAAAATATCAGGGTCAGTTCGATACTGAAGAAGCGTTTGCCACCTATATGGCGGAAATGAAATGGCCTGAAGAACTTCAAACAGAGTTCGGTCAGTATTTCGACTACGAAGCATACTCCAGGACATTGCTTACCAGCGGATACCGCCATCAGGGTGATTTCTACTTCTGTGTAGCTTAAACATTCCGGCAGGTTTTTGAGAATCTGCCGGGGCCTATTGTCTAACTTAAAATTTATAGAATTATGGAATCAGGAAAAATGTACAGAATGGATTGGTCAAATGGTTTTCAGATGGTAGAAATCGGTAAAAAGGTTCTCGAAGTAGGCCAGCGCGTTTATGGGTTCTTAGGTTATGGAGGAAGCGAAAGCGGTAAGTTTATCGTGACTTCTGCACCAGACATTCACGGACGGCAGAAAATGGCAGAAATCGGTAGACCGCACCGTTTCGCATACTGGAGAGTAGGGCAGGACGACCAGCCGTTATCAAAGAAGTTCGGTATTGGTTACTATTGGGACGACAAAGAGCCCGACTACCGTATGCCCGAGCAGGAAATAGCCAAACTGGTTCACCAGTGCGAAGTACAGCAGGCATGGAACGAGCGTCTGGAGAAAAACAAACGTATAGCCAGCCAAAATCGTACCGATCAGCTCCGAAAAGAGTATGGCTCGATACTGACTGAGTGTAATAGCTATGACGACAAGACGGCCAAACAAAACATGCTTGTGCTTCTGAAGCGTGCTTTCCCAGGTGTAAAATTCTATTCCAAAAAGAATGGTTCAAAAAGCTACAACATAAGATGGACGGACGGTCCGACCGAAAAGATGGTTGCTAAAATCTGTTCTAAGTTTGTAGATACGACATTTAACGGATACGAAGACATTGAAGAACACATCAAAAGCGAGTTTACTTCCTTATATGGTGGAATCGGTTATATGCCGGATTTGGAACGCAGCTATTCTGATAAAATCTGGAATGAGACAAAAGAAAAATTCTATGCGAAACATCCAGAGGCTATCGGAATAACTGAAACAAATCAGTTTCTCCCAAAGTCTTATTCAGAGTTTGTGGAATCTAACCAGTACACTTCTGCTTCAAGTTGTTTACGAGGTTATCTGAGTGATATAGACCTTTATCAGAAACCGGAGGAAAAACCTGTAAGTTCTACAGCAAAAGCCGTAGAAAATAAATCTGATTTGCAGATTGTAGATTATAGCGAAAAGGCTGTGGCTATCATCGGTAACACCCGCGACTATGTAGCGAAGCTCAAGGAGCTTGGCGGACGATTCAACGGTAAACTGAAATGCGGTGCCGGTTGGGTTTTCTCAAAGAAACGCGAACCAGAGCTGAGAGAAGCTTTCTATCTGTAATGTAGAGGGCAGCCGGAAGTGATTCCGACTGCCTTACTTATTGTCTAACTTAAACTATTGGAATTATGATGACATTAGAAGATTTTAAAAAGTCAAACATGTGTTGGAATGGTAACGGATATTACACTACCGAAAAAGAATGGAACAGCAACTATCAGATAGCAAATGATGTGGAAAAAGAGTTTTTTACACACTATGATAAATCACTTATGCAGCCGCAGAAAGGAGATATGATAGAGTTTGTAAATTACAATAGCTTTTACAATCATGCGCTGGTTGAGAGTGTAGATAAATTCGGATTGATGTATGTATGTGAAAGCGGAAGCTCATGGACAAACGGTAAATCATTCTCAACTTCAGGTGGCGCGTTTACTCATATTCATTCTTCAAACTTTGAGTTTGTTGGATATGAAGACCGCGTATTCTGGACCTGGGGTTGTTATGGAGCAGGTGCAAGACAAGGAATTTACTTTACAGTAAAAGTAAAGAAGTTCCGACAAAAAAACATGAAGATAATACCTAAGCATAAAATATATTTCAACAGTCCGCACTACATGAAAGAAAGACATTCAAAGGTAGTAATTATGCAGGATTTCATGTACATATTTAAAGAGTTCTATACTATCAAGGCATTTAAAGAATGGGCTGGATATGTAGGACTTACTTACAGAAAAGATGATTCCGGTCAGTATTATGCAAATCAGTTTCTAAAAAGCGCATATTTCTGGAAGCTTGAAGAACTTCCTGAAGGATGCAAGCCTGTAGAAGATATGTGCAACGGTAGCAAAGTAAGATGCTTTGCTCATAACGATGGCAAAACGCTGACTATCTATCGCCCGAATCCAAATGCAAAAGACGTTTACATTCCCATGAGTTAACCGAATGCCGGTGGGAGAGTGATACTCCCTCCGGCTGCTATTGTCTAACTTAAATAAATGAATTATGGAAACTACAATGTACAAAGGAAAACTGAGAAAATATCATCTGCAACAGTATTGTCAGGAACTTCGTCTTGAACAACTCAAAATTTGGGACAGGTACGACGAAGACCTTAAAAACAAAAAAGAGGATATAGCATTCTTCTGGTACCCCGGATGCGTGCTATGTTGCGACAGATCAGTAGAAGATTTTCAGTCAAGGAGCTATTTTGAAGTTGCTCGTATATTTCACTCCGGTGAGATAGAATACAATTTGGACTATCAGGAAGTGTCGGAAGAAACCAAGAAGAAAATTGAAGAAGCTGGGGAGAGAATAAAACAAAAGAACAAAGGCAGATGCAGTTCTGATTATTAACAGCGTATGGGAGTCTGAAACTCCCTACGGCTGGCATTGTCTAACTTTTAAAACGAATGAATTATGAAAGTAAATGAACTCATTAAAATCTTGCAGAGAGCAAAACCTGATGCGGAAATTACCGCTACTGTAAACCTCAGTAATAATCCTTCGGATAATGAAGAGGAGGACATCGAGTGGTTATCAGTTGATGTATTCCATGAAGACTGTATAGATGAATACGATTTTGTCGAACTTTTTATCTATAAAACAAAATAAGTCATGCATGTATCAGAATTAAACAGAGACCAGTTGACAGAACTCAAACAGAGTTATCTCATGCAACACAATGAAGAAGTAGGAGAGGGTACTTCTTATGACGAACTTGCCAGAGCTGACAGTATTATCTCTGACGAAATGATATACGAAGCTTATTCAGGTATCAATTTCACAGAAGATGATTTTTCCTGCTAAGGAAAGCCGGACGGAGAGCGATACTCCCTCCGGCTACATAGTCTAACTTAAAATAGAGAATTATGGGAAATCAAAAATCAGGATTATTAGTAGTTGTATTTGATAATGATGGGAAAGGTGGCATTTCAGAATGGTTTGAATATTCAAGGGAACAGCCAGACGAAGTTATAAATCTTCTCAAGTATATGCGTAAGAAATATAAGGCATATTGGTGGGGAGAATATAAAATGTATCGAAGAAGTAGGAATATAACCCTTTCTCAATCAGGACATGTAAATGCTGATTATGAAGGTAAGTTTAGAAAAATAAAACCTCGTAAATCAAATTAGCTACTAACCGGTCTAAGTCTGCGATCTTAGCCCGGTACTGTTGTCTAACTTAAAAACAAGCAGAATTATGAAAAGAGTATCATTAGAAAACATGATGAAAGAAGTGTTCAACAACGGTAAAGTTATTAAAACCGAGACAAAAGACACCGTTTATGGAAATGAATGTATGACCACCATACAATACGGAACATTCAAATGCAAACTTCCGGTAAGTGGAATAGCCGCTACATTGAAATATGCAAAAAGTATGAGCCGTAAACCCACAGAAAAATTCCCGGTATCTGCCAGCCAAAACATACTCGCATTTCTATATAAGTTTAAGAAGGTAATACCTTACTACATTGAAATGGTAAATTCAGGAAAAGGTAGGCAATGGTTTGAAAACAGAATGTACATCAATTTTCCGGAAGAAGCCAAAGAAATCATGAAAAGTGCAGTTTTCAGTACAGAATCCGACCGTAAATACGCTCTTTCAACCATGCCAAAAGCTTGGGAAGCATATAAAGTGATTCCAAAAGCAAAAAAATCAGTAAGATTAGCTGTATAATAAAAGCATAACCGGAATAGAAAGTGATTTCTTTCCGGTTGCATTGTCTAACTAAAATTTTGGAATTATGAAAGTAGAAAAGAATTTAATCGAGAAAGTAGCTAATGGTGAAACATTCATGAAAGGTGAACCAGTAGAAATAGCCAAAGGTATTCTTAAACCCGGGATATGGAGCAGATTCAGAAAATATGCTTTCCTATATGAAGGTGACGATAACAATCTAAACGATTTACAAGATTGTATAATTGATTTTCCTATTTTTGCTGCCGAAGTAACAGTAATGGATGTTCCTAAAGAAGTTCACCCTGTAGGTAAATTGCAAATATCTGGGATGCTTCCAAAATACTCCTTAGAAAAACTATTCTGGATGCTTAATGACGATGAAAATCTCAGGTCATTGTGTGAAGGTAAGATATTTAAAATAAGAAGCGTAAAAGGAAAATTTAAGCTGTCTTACAATTTCCTGCAACAATGCTTTGGTGACGAACTTATACCTATGAAACAATGTCTTGAAATGATGCGCATCTAACCTACTTCCGGATTCAGGTTTGCATCCTGATCCGGTACTATTATGTAACTATTAAAACTAAGGAATTATGAAAAAAATAAGTAAAGAAATAGCAAAAGAACTTATATCAAGAAATACCCAAAATCCAACTGAAAAGCAAAAAAACATATTCAATAAGATTTATAATGAGTTCCTAAACTATTCAAACGGAATTATATCTTCTTCATACATTGATAAGGAAAATAAATATATACTTATCAAAGAACCCCAAAAACGAAAAAGATTAGGAGCTACAACTTATATCTATATGTTTTATGCAGAATGTTATTCGGTTGAAAGAAGCACATATAATGAATATGGATGCTTTAATGAAACAACATTATATTATAAATATTAAAGTTCCATCGGTCACGCTGTGAAGCGTTAGTTTTTAAGTTAGTAAATCAGCCGAATGAAAAGTGATTTTCATTCGGCTACTTGAGAAAAATAACTATATTTACAACGTCAAACTTTTAGAATTATGGGAAATACATATAAACCGTTAACAAAATAATTCCACAAGTTAGTTTTAAGTTAGAACAAGTCCGGCGGAGATGGTACTCTTTCGGGCTACAAATGTTTAATATAAATCGTGAGACACACGTAAAACTGTATATCATTATGAAAAGAATAGGAGGCAACTCAGGTTATGTAGGTTATTCAATGAGTAAAAGAGCTGTATCTGCTCGTAATGAGGGTGCTTATCCTAAAACAGATTTTAAAAAAGAATATTCAGTTACGGCTTCACATTTTGATTACTTAGATAGAGCAGGTGTAATCTATGTATCAGAATGGCACCACACGTCTAAGTTTGGTAATAAGACCGATTTTTATAGATGGTCAGAAGATAAATACGCTGATATATATTTATCTTCAAAAAAAGAAATATTTTCTTTAATAAAATCTGTAGGTAAAGAACCGAGAATGTATGATTATCTGATTGAAAATATGCAAAAATTCTGTTATGACCATGATAAATATGTGAAAAGAAAAAATGAGGTAGTAAAAAAAATTCAAGCCATATTTTACAATGAAGATTAAAAATGTAACAATGATTCACAGAGGTTTGTATGCACACGTATGTCCTCTGTGTGGAAACATACTTGCTTCTTCATCAGAAGAAGACTTGATGCCTGAGTTTTCTATTTGTGATTGCGACAAATCTAATCATACTATTCCAGTTTTTGAATTGTACAAAGAAAACGGAAAGACTATGATCCGAAGAAACACATATCCCAGATTTACAGGAGAAGTAACAATGGGAATTAGTTCAGATATTGAAAATGTAAAAGTAATTGACAAGATAGAAAACGCATTAGACTTGGCAAAAGCTATGCGAAAAGCAGGAGAATTTTTACTGAAAAGATAATTCCAGCCGCTGTGAAGCGGAATTTTAAGTTAGTTCAAAGACCGAAGTAAAGTAATGAACCTTTGGTCACTTTTAGTATAAGAAATAGAATATTAACCAATTAAAGAGTTGAATTATGATAACTTACGAAAAAAATTACCTGAAAGAATTAGCGTCTAATTGTGCAGATGTAGAAATTTATGTCTATAGAGGGGAAAATCATAGTATCCACACTGACAGTATAAAAGGGCTGGATATAGATCTTGACAATCTTCCTGATGAAATAGGATGCGACTTCAGCGAAATGGACGAAGAAGAATATAATGAAACTATTCTTGCAAATTCCGGAATTAAAGCCGACTTCGATGACTGGTACGACGACAAAGAAGCAAAAGTGCTGGTAATAGTGCTTGATTATTTCTTCTACCAGAATTTAGTTAGTGAATAATCCTGACTAAAAACCTTGTTTTAAGTCCGGCCGGGAGTAATACCCAGTCGGACTACAATTTTCTAATCTAAAACGTGAGGCACACGGTAAAAACTGTATAGAATATGGAAAAGAAATTTATTTTGACTGACAAATTCATAAAACTCGCAAGTGGGAAAAAATTGTTTCAAATCAAATGCATAAAATCATTTAAGTACGCCAAAGAAGGTGACTTGGGAGGTTATGTTGAAAAAGAAAGCAACCTTAGCCATGAAGGTGATGCCTGGGTGCATGACGATGCTCTGGTGTTCGGTGATGCTCAGGTGTACGGCAATGCCCAGGTATATGATAACGCAAAGGTATATGATGACGCAGAGGTGTATGGTGATGCAAAGTTGCATGGGAACGTCCGGGTGTATGGATATGCCGAGGTGTATGATAAAGCCCAAATGTATTGTAACGCCCAAGTGTATGGATATGCCAAGGTGTATGACAGAGCACAAATATATGGTAATGCTCAAGTGTATGGATATGCCAAGGTGTATGACAGAGCACAAATATATGGTAATGCTCAAGTGTATGACAGTGCCTATGTGTATGACGGAGCACAAATATATGGTAATGCTCAAGTGTATGGATATGCCGAAGTGTATGGCAGAGCACAAATATATGGTAATGCTCAAGTCTATGGTGATGCCGAGGTGCATGAAGAAGCTCAAATATATGGGTACGCTAAGGTTTACGATACCGCTAACATACATTGTAATACTGAAGTGTATGGCGATGCCAACATATATGGTGAAGCCTGGGTATATGGATATGTTAGTATATATGAGAACGCCCACGTATATGGCAATGCTCATATATATGGTAATGTTGATATATATGGCAATGCACAGATGTATGGCTGTTCCTCTGTATGTGGCAAGACTATAATATGCGAGAATGCCCACGTATATGATGCTGAGATAGATGACAACGAATTAGTACACTGCCCTACATGGATACGTGGTAATGCCGAGATAAAGGACAATGAAAGCCATTGTGGGTTCAATCTTTCAGGCCCATTCATTAGCCACATACATGCCTACCGGACTAAAAAAAATGAAGTGGAAATTACTTGTGAAGATTTTCGTGGGAACATGGAAGAATTTGAAAAGGAAGTAGAAGAAACGTATTCAGGAAAAATATCCAAAGAGGAGTGCAATCGGATAATAGAAGAAATCAGGACAAAGCTCGATTAATATGTATCCTCTAAGCAACAGAGGAAGTATCATGATGTAGTCTGGTTTATAGAAATAAAATAAAAAGCGCGACGGAGTACGCCGCGCTAAGATACTAAAAGTGTGAAGCAATTCACAAATGAAAACCTACTGATAGTAGATTTTCGTTTTAATCCACAAGGGACAATCCCTTGACGGCACAAAGATAGTATTTATATCTTATATCAAAAAAAATCATCATAATTCCTATATCTGTTTTATAACTGAATTATTATTTTAAAAGTAAAATCAATGAAAACACAAATAGAAAAACTTAGAGAGCTTTCAGACAAAAAGAAAAGTGTAGTAATGAATCAATATGTAGATGATTTATTACGCAATGGGAAAGCATATACTGTACGGAGCCGGCATAGTGGAGGTTACTATTATAAAAAGAGTTATACCGAAGAACTGGATAAACTTCTTACAGAGCATGGCATAAGCCATGAAATAGGGAACGACGCCCCTCGCGGTGGAATGAATGGTGAGTTTGTATCACTTAAAGGAACTGTGTTAAAGTATGTGCTGAAGTGTAAAAGAGAAAGAGAGGAATTATGGGAAGCAGAACAAGAGCGCAAGGATAAGCAAAGAGCATTGGCTTATGAAAGATATAAACAGGAATGCGAAAAAACTTATAAGTTCTGCGTGGAGATAATATAGAAATTGATTTTTCTTACTTTACTGAAAAAGATAATGAAAGGTTTTTTTATTTTGATTATGACTATATAAAGAAGGAAATATTAGGATATAAAATATCTATTCCTAAACGCTTTTACGGTATGGCATCGAGGTATTCAGGCGTACAGTCGAATGAAGGCTTTCGTAGATACGTTAAAGAAAAACTGCTATCTTCGGGTTTATCGCATGAAGGGCGCAAGATTACTGAAATTTATGACTGTGGCGTTGGTGATGGTTAATTTATATTCAAAAATATTTATCATAATTCCTGCCGCTGTGAAGCGAAGTTTTAAGTTAGAGCAAAGGCCGACGGAGAGTAATACCCCGCCGGCCTTCTTCATTTTTAAATTATAAACGTATGAATAAGAAAAGAAGAAAAGAAATCGAAGACGTAAGAGAGTCGTTGAGAAAAGTATATGAGGAACTTGAAGGACTCAAAGATGAAGAACAAGAAGCCTTTGATAACCTACCTGAGTCTTTCCAGGAATCAGAAAAAGGAGAGCGGATGCAAGAGTACATAGAATACATGGAAGAAGCTCTCTCAAGCATTGAAGAATCAATTGAAAGTTTAAATGAAATAGAGTAAAATTATGGACGGAACAACAATTTTCTCAGTTATCTGCGTCCTGCTTTTCGCAGGCTATCTGGTGGTAAGATACCGCCGCTACAACATTCATCGTGCACTGAATCTGCCGACAAATCCTCCGCGTTATCCGGACAGTGCCATTAATTCGGCCAAGGAAATAGGTAAATTCCTGTTCACCCGTGCGGAGATTTGCGGAGTTCACTTCATGACGGCCGACAAAGATACGGGCGTTTCCTACGAAGCTATCCGCGACATCTCTCGTGGAAAAGACACGCACATAGTGAACTTCCTGCGCATGGCTCACTTCCTGGGCTGTGAGGTGGTGATACGTCAAATCGGTACGACCGACACCGAGGACCCGGCAATAACTCCGCAAGTTTACGAGGAAATGATTGCCAACATTGAAGAGGAAAACAGAAGATAAAACATACACTTCAATTAATTGATAATCAGCACCGGCTCAGGCGTGAACCGGTGGTTTTTTGAATTTTACGTGCAATTTTAATGCGATTCTTGCTAAAAATTGTTACATTTGCCATGCGAAAGAAAAACAATGAATTAACCATAAAAGCAGGGCAAATGATCTATACTAACCAACGACGCAGGGAGCTTAACAAAGCTCTGTTTTCGAAACTGCAAAATCCCCTTATTACTGCGCTCGCCGAGGAAGGCGACTCACACATTTTTCTTGAACATCTGCCAAAGGATGCCGAGGAAATTCCCACAGACGACTGCCTGATGCGTAATGTGCCGCGAGGTGTGCTGCCGTGGAACCAGGTGATGCCGGTATTCATTCCTGCTATGTACAACGGGAAGAAAGCTTATCTGGTGAACTACGTGAATAATTCACAGAAGAGCATACAGACGGCGCTCGAAAAACTGAACACCTGCGGAATGTATTACATTCCCGGCATGACGCTGGAGAAAGGAGTGGATTATGAATGAATTTAAGAAGATGGCCATGCAGGGATGCCTTATCCTGATTGGCATGGTACTGGTAGCAGGATTCTGCCTGTATGGAATCATTAGTCTTATAAAACAATTTATCTGAAAACGGCATGGAAGAAAAAAGATATTACTACAAGGTGTCGCTATCGAACACGCATCGCGGACGCTGCATTCAGGAACTGATTGATAAAGGGAATAGAGCGGTGGAAGCGGCCAACGAACTGGCTGCCAGTCTGGGTGCTGAATCGCGGACGGACCGTCCGGGACGGCTGTTCCCGGGAGTAGGAATCGGAAGCCTGAAGTTCCATAGAGTTCCCAACCTTTTTGCCTACCAGTTTATCGGTAAGGGAGAATATATCCCGAATATGCAGAACGAGAAAGGGCAGGAGATAGCACGTAAAATCATGGACCTGCCGGACGTGACCTCCGACGATTTTCGGGTGGCGTTTGGCATTCCCATAAACCGCCAGCACACTCCTCAGTGGTTTATCTACAACGGAAAGGCGTACCTGTGCAGCCGCTATCCGCTGGGCGAGGAATACGAAACCATCCTCCAGCAGGAGTTTGATTCAAAACGGAAGAAAGTATGAGCTACCAGGTGAATCTTTTCCGAAAGCCTCCGGTAATTGGTGAAGTAGTTTCGCGTGCGGAATACCGCGAGATACTTCTGGCACGCATGGCTGCCGGCGACCTATATGCGTCGGAAACGCTGGCCATGGTGCGAAAGGCCGACATGGCGCTGGATGTGCTTCGTGAAAAACCTATATACAAAAGAAAGAATGAATCCGTTTGATATTTTTCTGGTTGCTATATTATGTGTAGCTTTTGGATGGAGTATTCTTTTTGCAATAGGAATAACTATTTCTGCATTTAAAGAACTACTGAAAATGATAAAACAAATGATGGAGGATTGACATGGGATGTTTTATTTGCGCAAAATGCGGGTGCGTGGACAACACCGCCACTTCGGAATACTGGAGCATTGTGACAAGACTTGCGCCAGATGCAGAATGGGACGAAAGTCTTCTGCCGTACAAATGGAAACCGCTTTGTTCGGAATGCTGTAAAATAGAGTTTGACGAAACCGGAAATCACGCAAGATATATTCCAGGAAAATGGCACGGAAGATTTCCGAAAGAAAAAGCTACGGAAGACCAGAAACGCCGTGTGGGTAAAGACGGACTGATTCAACATAAATGAAAGATTATGGGAGAGAAGAAATTCAAGCATGTAATGATAGATACGGAAACGCTGGGAAGGACACCTGGAAGCGTGGTCCGTTCGGTGGCTGCCGTAGAGTTTGACCCGCAAACGGGTGAAACCGGACGACAGAAGGTGTGGAAAATAGACCTTGCCGATTCTATCCGATACGGTTTTAAGGTAGAAGCATCTACACTTAAATGGTGGATGATGCAGTCGGACGAAGCACGACGCGAATTTGTGGAAGGAGCAGAAACACCACTGGAGGATTTTTTTGAAGAATTTATGGAATTTCTTGCTGATACACACGAAGAAAGGGACTTCACGTTATGGTGTCTTCAGCTGGATTTCGACGTGGCTATGCTTCGTTCCATGTATTCATGGTATAACTTGAACGTGTACAGATGCGACGAAGAAGTGCTTCCGTGGAACTTCCGGAAAGTGCGCGATGTGCGTCCGTATATGGATGCTCTGGATAGTGAAGGTCTTCTTCCTCCGAAGGTAGCGGACAGACACACTCCGATGGCCGACTGCCTGGCTCAAATAAACTGTGTGCATCTGGTTGAAAAGAATAATCTTGTAGTGAGATAGTGGTATGCCGCAAGCAAGTATTTTCAATATGGATTGTATGATAGGAATGGCTTCTTTGGAAGCTCATTCCTTGGACTGTATTATATGTGATCTTCCGTATGGTGTGCTGAATAAACAGAATCCTCATGCAAAATGGGATACGGAACTTCCTCTTGATGAACTTTGGAGTCAGTATCGCAGACTGATAAAACCAAACGGTGCTATTATCTTATTCTGTCAGGGAATGTTTACAGCCCGTCTGATGATTAGCTCTCCAAAAATGTGGAGATACAATTTAATCTGGAAGAAAGGTACACGTTCATCCGGTTTCCTAAATGCAAACCGTATGCCGTTACGTAATCACGAAGATATAGCGGTATTCTACCAGAAGCTTCCTGTATATCATCCTCAAATGACAATAGGGGAGAAGAATCACGGAAGAAATGTAAGAGGGGTTCAATCAAATAACAAATGTTACGGAGATTTCAAGGTAGTAGATACTGTATTTACCAACGAGAAATATCCGCTTTCAGTAATAGATATCCCCAAAGAGCATGACAGCTTTTATCATCCTACACAGAAGCCAGTAGCACTTTTAGAATATCTCATACGAACTTACACAGACGAAGGTGATACAGTGATGGACAACTGTATGGGTAGTGGAACGACCGGTGTAGCTTGCATGAATACAGGGCGTAACTTTATCGGATATGAGAAAGAAAAGAAGTATTTCGACATTTCTCAGGAAAGAATATTTTCAGCTCAAAAGGAAGTAAAAAATAATTGATATGCCAATAAGCGAAACATATAACATGGACTGCATGGAATACATGCGGTCCATACCCGACAAATTTTTTGAACTGTCCATCGTGGACCCTCCATACGGATTAGACAAAAAAAGTACCCATGGAAGAGGTAAACTTAAAAACAGGTGTCTAAACAGGGGAAATATCCAGCGATGGGACATCCGTCCTACAAAGGAATACTTTGATGAATTGTTTCGCGTAAGCCAGAATCAGATTATTTGGGGAGGTAATTACTTTCCTCTTCCTCCAACAAGATGTTTTGTATGTTGGGACAAAAAACAAGTTTGGGAAAACTTCTCTCAATGCGAATTTGCATGGACATCGTTTAATAAACCAGCAAAGCATATAAGCATATCAAATAAGGGAGGTAAAGCAGACAAGGGTAAATTTCATCCCACGCAAAAGCCAATCGACCTGTATGCTTATCTTTTACGTACTTTTGCTAAGCCAGGTGATAAGATTCTGGACACTCACCTTGGAAGTGGAAGTAGCAGAATAGCTGCTTACAAAATGGGATTTGATTTCTATGCCACAGAAATAGACAAAGATTATTTCGATGCGCAAGAAAATAGATTCCGTGAGGAGTGCATGAATGAAATTAATACCGCAAACGGGAAACTGATACAAGGAGATTTATTTAAACCATGAACGTCACCACCGACACAATAAACCACATATACCAGTATGCCACCTACCGCACAAACGAGCGATGCGGAGAAACCGTAACCGTTCCGGGACTTACGGAAGGTGCGCATACCTTTTGCCGTAGCCGGCTGGAAGAAAAATATATGTTTGTGCTTTCGGCTGTGAAGGGTCTTCCTCGCGTGATGCGTTACAGCAATCGTCCGGAAGGCGCTCCATGGATTCTGGCACGCGGTCACGGAAGCCGGTACGAAGGGGCCACGCTCGATTCAGCCGAGCGTCTGCTGGTGATGGCCGTCGCGCTCGGTATTGTGCGTGTGATGAAACCATCCTGCGACTCGTGCGATGTGCCGAATGTGGTGATTGACGACGAACGACTGCGGAAAATGGAAATGCTGCATCCCAAACATTCCAGACGTTTTTCATTACTGAACTGGTAAACCTTACTCTATGCTTCGAACAGTCGTACACAGCGGCCGCACTCATGGAGTGGATTGAAGCAGGAAAAGAGCCCGAAATATCTATCCGGAATGCCAAAAAAGGAGTAGAACGAAGCGTCGTTCTTACCATAAAAGACAAAGACGGCATTTATCTATCACTTACTCAGCGTATTGCATCTGTTACATCAGCAAGAATCCATGTAAAATCGGAGGTTTTATGAAATTTAGCAACAATTTTAATGCGATTTCGGTTTAAAATTGTTACATTTGCCATGTCATACAATGACATGTTGGGTGATAAAAGGTATTTGTAAATTCAGGGTTCCGCATCCGTGCGGAGCCCTTAGTAAAACCTGAAATACATGGCAAAGAAAAACATAAAATGCTATAACTCCGGTAAAATAGGCGGTCTTTCCTACCTCCAGGCATACAAGAACTTTGAGAATGCAGATCAGGAGATTGCCGAGATGGGTTTCACTCCCGTGAATCCTATCATTCTCGGACTGAAACCATCGCGCCCGTACTGGATGCACATGGTGTGGGACATTCTGCTGCTTTCCCGTTGCGGTCACATCTACCTGCAGCAGAACTGGAAGTCAAGCCGTGGAGCAAGAATCGAGTTCAGGGTAGCGAAATTCCTGGGTATTCAGATATGGTTTCAGAGCAATCCTGGTGAAGAAAAAGTAATTAGTTCTAAATAGCCAAGTTGAATAAAATGGCTCCCGCGTGAAGTGCGTCGGCGCACGTTTTCCATAATGTTTAGTTTAAAAGTTTTGACAAATTCTCATTTTGGGGTTCGACTCCCCCGCGCGGGACTAAATCTTAAAAGAAATGACACTAGATGAAAAAATAGAATACTCCATTAACCTTCTTCGCAAAAGTGAAGAGATGGCATTGAGAATGGACCCAGAAAACGGATTTTATCTGGCGTTTTCTGGTGGGAAAGACTCTCAGGTCCTCTATCACCTTGCCGTACAGGGGGGGGTGAAATTCAAGGCTCACATGAACCTTACAAGCGTGGACCCACCTGAAGTTATACGTTTCGTAAAAAAGAACTATCCCGATGTGGAACTGATAAAACCACGCATGAGCATCTACGAAATGGCAAAGAAGAAAGGATGTCTTCCGACCCGGCTTGTGAGATGGTGCTGCGAAGAGTTTAAGGAAATGTCCGGTGCTGGGAAAGTCACTCTGATTGGAATACGCAAATCGGAGAGCACGAACCGGAAGAAAAGAAATGAAATTGAAACGGGAGACCGTAAATTCTCCGGAACATTTGACCAGTGGAGCGAGCATCAGGAAAAAATGGTGACATGTGTAGGTGGGAAAGACAAAATTCTGGTTTCTCCTATCCTTTACTGGACTGAAAAGGATGTATGGGACTACTTGAAACGAATGCACATTCAATATTGCGAGCTGTACGACAAGGGATATAAAAGGATAGGATGTATCATGTGTCCCATGTCGAACTACAAACAGAATGTGCGAGAAATGAAAAATTTCCCGCATGTAGGGAAAAACTGGAGAAAAACAATTGAATGGCTGATCGAAAACAAATGGAAGGACAAACCGCTTTTGCAAGATCCTGATATGGCCCTGAAATGGTGGATAAGCAAGAAGTCATTCAAAGAATTTTATGCAGACGAAGTGATGCAACAGAAATTAGAGTTTAAAGATTAAAAGAAACGATATGATAAACAAATGTACATTCATCGGTAATCTGGGGAAAGACCCCGATTATAAAGTGCTGGAAAGCGGACACAAGGTAGCAAGTTTCTCCATCGCCTGCAGCCGGAAAGTGAAAAACAAGGAAAATGGAGAGACAAAGGAATATACGGAATGGATTCCCATTGTGGCCTGGGACAATCTGGCCGAAATTATCAGCCAGCTGGCCCGCAAAGGTTCGCAGGTATATGTGGAAGGGGAGTTCCGCACACGAAGCTACGAGGCAGAAGGAACCGGAGAAAAACGCTATGTGTCCGAAATATGGGCACGCGATTTCCGTCTGCTCGGACGGAAGGCAGAATCATCGTCTGCTCCGCTTCCTACTTCGCCCGACGATTTCGGCAGCCAGCCCGCACCGGCTTCTGCTCCTTCACCCGCTCAGCCGGCACAAGCGGCCCCACAGCAGCCTACGCAGGGAACGCTTAATATGACTGACGAAAAGGATGATCTTCCTTTTTAATACGAACAGATTAATCATTTAGCGATATGAACGAATTTACAAACCCGGCAGGGAATCTGGGAAACAATCCTTTCTTGCAGGCTCCCTCCACCATTTTACCCATGAAGGGGAAAAGCTCTGAAACAGGGCTTGCGGCTTCTATCAGCCGTCCGAAATCCATGATTCCCGTCAAACGAAACCGGTTTGACCGCTACACTGCACAGCAGCGCATGGCCAGTGCAGACATTCTGAACGCCCACCTGCTCATGGTGGAAATCATGATGACAAATATCACTCAGAAATACATCTACGAAGTGGTTTCCTGCCTGAAGGAACGCGGACTGATGCGTCACAACATGAAGCGCAGGGCCAACGAACTGGTAAATCTGTCTAGTGACCTTATGAAGCGATGCAATGCGCACGATGCCATGCAGGTTCGTACCTTTACAGAAACCATCCACCCCGGGCTGTCCGGAAGTTTTATTAGGGGGGGCGGCACACTGACACAGAAGCTTCAGAACATCTTCTGGAAAACCTACGGAGAAAAAATCAACCTCATTTATTTTGCTACAAAGAATGCGCTCGACAAGTGCAACGTGCGCCAGAGCGACCTTGTATCGAACATGGAGATGGTGGCCATGATGTGTACCACCGGAATCGAGTTCTACGACTGCATGTGCCGGAAGGTGGACGGACTGCTCAACGGAGTAGGTAAGGTGAACCGGCAGAAAAGCCAGCACAACGAAAAGATGATGGCTGCGGTGAAAGATATGCTGCGTGAGATGGTGGGAAACATTGAAATACCCGATAAGGAGGGAACGGATGTGCGCACCTTGACCGCACAGTTCCAGATGGAGCTGGTGAAAGACGACCTGCTGAAACTGGTGGAGAGCGGAATCGTTTCGCTACAGGTAGAGTTTATAGAATACGTCATCGCCAGTCTGCGCATGAAGATGGCCGGAGAAGGGCTCTGCTTTCAGGACTACCGCACACTGATGGCACGCATGGGCACTAAGAACAACGTGCGTATGCTGCTGAATGAAATCGCTTCGATCCCTCTTCCTGAATCGGACGACTATGAGGTGTACGATGTCATGGAAATGCTGCCCGATGCAAAGGCAGAAGGCGAAAGCGTGATTGACAAGTTCCGTCACCTATGCCTGGAAGACCATATCCGCACAGTACCTGAAACAAACGAATCCATTACTCTCAGAAAGCTTCGTCAGGAAGTCTACCGCAATCACGGCACACTGAGTATGCTTACCCTACGCTATCTGTACAACGTGTTTGGCACAAAGAAGGCTATGGCAGAATACATAGCGCGTGCGGATGCCGACGTAATGGCGCGTACACTCCGTATGCTGAAAACGGTCAAAGTGAGTCAGCTCGCACTAAAAGACGGATGCCGATACGAACTCAACCTCGGTCAGGGCGTGCGTGCCATGTATGAGATGCACGGTTATACCCGCGAAAAGTTTGCTTCCATGGCAGGTGTAGGAACAGACCGGCTGCTGGAACTGGAGGCCATGGGCGACCTGGCATCCTATCCCCATGCGGAGAAAGCCGTCGGTCCGCTTGTAATGGACGTGGGTAAGATGCTGGGTGCAGACCCCCGTTACGTGCTGTTTGCTTCCCTACGTGATACAAAAGAGAAAGGCACACTCCCGGAGGTTTATAAACGCCTTTTCCGCGAAATGGAGAAAGTATATAACGATAACAACGATAAATCAGAAGAAGATGGGAAAGAAGAGAAAAAGGAATAACAAACGAGTAAATCCGCCTGAAATAAATAAAAGAATACTCAATAGCTTCCTTGATATGGAATCAGACGCTGGAAATATGATGGAACTATTCGGAGGTTTTTGGCCATTAATTGAGAAAAAAGAACAGGATATATTAAACATCCGAGATATAACCGAAGTTCCACAGCTTGATTTCAGAAAAATAATAGGCAATAAACAGCCATCAGGAACTAAAATAGCAAAATATATGGACGGAGAAATTAAAGTATCAAAATTCAGTGTCGGTCAGGTAGTAAAGCTGAAAGATTACGACGCGCTTAAATTGGTGAATAATTCCCTCATTTATCATCTGGAAGAATATGATTTGGAACGTATTTCAGACGCTCAGGTTGCAATCTACAAAGTGCATAATACACGTCAACTCCACAAGTCCGGTAAGCCTGTATTCTGGTATGAGGTAGGTCGGTGGGGTCGGAACATAGCCGACGTTCCGGAAGATTTTTTGGAAGAACTGCCTGAACTGGTAAATATACCTTCTGATAACGACGAAGGAGAGAAACAACCGGAGAAACCCGCGCAAGAAACCGAGGAAGAAATGGTTGCGAAGTTTGAAGAGGTGCTGCACGAGCTGGTATCTTACGATAAAATGGCAGGTGGAGATCCTAATCTTTATCATATCAGAATAGGAAATTTGTTCAAGCCATGTTTTAAGGATGACATCACCTATTCAGACCGGATAGAAGGCTTACTGCATATTACAAGCATCGCCCGTGCTGCATATCAACACTATGCGGAAGTTACGCTTTCTATGGCCGAAATCAGTCAAGAACAGCTTTACACTTACCGCAAAAAGAATGCCGACTATGGAAACGCCTTTGAAAAGTCAATGGACGAAGACGGACTCCTGGTAGCCAAAATCCGCATTGGTGACAAAATTCGGAGAATAAATTCCCTGATTAAAAATAATGGTGAAGGACAGGTGAAGGACGAAAAGCTGGAAGATACTTATCTCGACCTGGCCAACTACTGCGTGATGACAATTCTTTGGATCAGGAAACAAAAGTAAAATATGGGAAAAGGTTTTATTTATCAAGGTCATACAAGTTACCAGAATCCTTTTTGTGGAGTATGGGAATGTTCCGATAATTCATGGGAAATATCTTTTAAAGAAAAGATGGAATCCGATGAAATAAGATTTCCGAAGGAAGTAGTTCACCCTGGTATGCCAAACTTCCTGAAGTTTCTTTATGAAGAATGTAATTCTTTTGAGGAAGATGGTGATATCGTTTCCTCTATGATTAAAATTTACAATCACTCCATATTCTTCCTGCTGTTTTTTTACAAAAAATATCATCATGAAAAGATGATTGTAGAAAAAGAAATAGAAGAAAGATTTAAAAGAGAAATATATCAAGCTAATGTCCAGTTTTATCGTATGATTGCTCTACGAGGTACACCGATAGCTGGAATAATTCTGAAATCAAAGATTAAAGAAATCTATTTTTTGCTGGATAAAGAAGAAGCAGAATCACAATCAGAAAAAGTGGAAAATGCTTTTCTCGATTTAGCTACTTACGCAATAATGACAATTATTATCTAATTCTATAAAATAACTATGGCAGGAAGTAATATCAGCAGAGACCACATCGCTATGGAAGCGATGAAGGTATTGATGCAGAAAAATGTATCAGAATACATGACTTTTAAAAATAAGATTAAAAAATTATTTGGTTTGGAATATAAATCAGTGATAGCATACGACGAGGAATGGTTGGCTAAGATGGCCTATGATTTTGCCGATGCCATGATTGCCCAACGCGAAAAAATAATGGAGGACAAATTATGATGCACACATGGTTTGAAGGAAAAATCCGCTACGAAAAGGTAGCGGAAAACGGAATGAACAAGAAAGTGACAGAGCCCTATCTGGTAGATGCACTCAGCTTTACCGAAGCCGAAGCACGTCTCATTGAAGAAGTCACGCCGTTTATTACAGGAGAGTTCACAGTGACCGACATCAAACGGGCCAACTATAGCGAGATATTCCCGACCGACGAGGAAGGAGCCGGCATCTGGTACAAATGCAAACTGTACTTTATTACTATTGACGAGAAAAGCGGTGCGGAGAAGAAGACAGCCACCAACATCCTGGTACAGGCTGCCGACCTTCGCGATGCGGTGAAGAAACTGGACGAAGGCATGAAAGGTACTATGGCCGATTACGTGATAGCTTCCGTAGCAGAAACCGCCATCATGGACGTATATCCGTATCAGGCCGAAGCTGAAGTACAGCCCGAGTTCGAGGAATACGACTATGAGAAATTGTCTGCGGCCGCACGTGTATGTCATAACTTAGGAATCACAGAAAAGGGCGGAAAGAAATGTATCAATACTGACCCGATAAACGTGCTGAATATTCATTACGGCTACGGAAGCGGTCTGAAACTCATTCAGCAGCTTATCAACAAAGGGGTGCTGAAACGGGAGAAAGACTATATTTCTGTGGTGGACAAACCGCTGGAAGAGTTCGACTGGTACATCAAACAGAAGGAAGGCGATGGAAAAGTGGAATAAGGCACTGGACATTCCGGTAGAGATACTTTTCAAGTACCTCTGCCGGGACTACCGGCGCGAACAGGCACGCACAGCGGAGCTGGAGAAAAAGGTGGAAAAGCTTCAGGCAGAGTTGAACTATGAGCGAAACAACACGCCCACGGTGGAGAAGCTGCAACGTCGGGTTTCATCGCTCCAAACAAAAGTCCGCGAGCAGGAAGGAACCATCAAGGCAAGAAACCTTGCCATTAAGCGGTTGAAAGGTGAAATAGGTGGATGATTTATGTGGAACAGAAATAAAAAATACAGGGACTGGTTGCGTGCGCAGCTTGGATTCAAATATCAGGAAAGTATGTTCCCTGATGAAGAAGAATATCCGGAACTGAACGAAGAAAAAGTTCTGGAGGCCATACATGTTATTCCCGTTGCAAGCAAACTTCCGGAGAATAGGATAAAAGAGGCTGTTATAAAACTTATCAATGAACAGCAAATTCTATTTATGGAATCCGTAAATAGTGTGGCTCAAGCGGTAAGTAAATTTAGTGATGCAACTGCTTTAGCCGCAGAATCACTTCAAAAGTATGCCGATAGTATTCCTAAAGAAAAGGACTATAAATCTATAGGAACAGATTTAGGTTCTGGAAAATCAAACGGTTTGCCAAAGGGATGCAGGTAGATATTTTCTGGCTTGGAGAGCAGGTTGCACAGTGTGATGCGTGCCGGTCATGCAAGCGCGGAGGATTCTACAAGACGGAAGACAGCGTGAACAACTTCGTGCGCATAGCCGGCAATTACGACGGATACCTATTTGTGAGTCCGGTTTATTACGCAAGCATAAGCAGCCAGATGGATGCGTTTCTTACCCGTCTGTTCTATTCCAATCCAAAGCTGATGATGTATAAGCCGGTGGCCGGAATCACCGTGTCCAGAAGAAGCGGAAACACGTCTGCATTCAGCCGGATGAACATGTATTTTCTCATGCACTCCATGATTGTGGTCGGCTCGCAATACTGGAACGAGCTTTACAGCGACGAGACTGGAGATACAAAACAGGATGCAGAAGGTATGGAAGCGGTTGCTTCCTTGGTGGAGAATATGAAATATGTCATTGAAGGTCTTTCTACCGTAGAAAAACCGATGAAAAGGATACATGTTCACACTAATTTTATCAGATAATACGGGATGATATAATTTTGACATAATCCTAATTATGTTTAATTTGACAAAAATATGCCATCGAACAGTCAATACACAAGAGGTAGTAAACATCCAGTAGTCGCGGTAAATCCTGACGGGACTGTGGCCGGTTATTTTGAATCTATTAAAGAGGCAACAGAAAAATCCGGGAGAAGTAGACATGCAATCAGTAATAGTTGCCGGAAAAAATCTATATGCAAAGGGCTTCAATGGTATTACGAGAAGGACTTCAGAAAAATATATGAAGAGCAACGTATGGATGATTTGAAATTTAGTCTCAATCAGCACCGTGAAAAAGACTCTGGTCACTTCTGTAAAGGTCATAAATTAATCAAGTCATTCCAAAACTGGCCAAAGGAACTACAGGAAAAGCGACGTAAGATTTCAAGAGAACTCAGTAAAAGACTGATTAATGACCCCAACAGCAATTTTGGACCTAACCGGAAATCACCTCCTGGCATGAGTAAAAAAGTAATCGCTTTGTCAACAGGAGAAGTTTATTATTCAGTAGCTGAATGTGCGAGGAAAAACGGGATTGGATTGTCTGCGTTACACATGTCTCTTAGAAGAATGACACGCTGCGGAGGGGAAAAGTATATGCTCTATTCCGTGTATGAGGAAGTGAACAACAGGCTAAAAGAAAACAAAGTAATTTAGAAAAACTACTTTTACATAAAAACATAAAAGTATAAAAACATTAAACTACGTATAACCAGCCTTGGGCGGCTTAAAGAACCCATCAGAAAAATGAAATACTCAAGCGCTATTGCAATTCTTACACTTGCATTTTTTTCAAGCTGCAGTTGTTCCACAAACAGAGACAGAAGCATGCTGCCTGAAAACCCGACAAACAACCAGACGTATCGCGACAGCAACGGAAACAGCTGGATTTACAATGCCATGCTGATGCGATGGATGATGTCCAGTCCGGGAGGGAACACCTACTATTACTACCCGTCGCAGGGATACTACACCAACTCTTCCGGTGTACAGGTCACTCCGCCGGCCAGCGTAAGCTCCGGAATCACTCCTTCCCGCTCCTCTTACAGCAGCTCCACTTTCGGGAGTAAAAGCACCAGTAAGGGAGCAGTGTTTGGAAGTACCGGACGAGGACATTCAATCTCTGCCTGATGGACGAAGACATCAACTTGTCACCGGTTGAAATGGTAGTTCTGTCCATGACAGTATTTGTGGTGTTCTCGCTCGTTCTTCAGGAGTCAATCACCATAAATCCGGAAATGGGCAGACTGCTGTTCTGGATGGACAACGTATGCTGCGTGGTATTCCTTTCTGAATGGATATACCGCTTTGTCCATGCAGAAAATAAACGGCGCTTTGTTCTTCGCAATTTCATCGACCTGATAGCAAGCATTCCTTTCGGCTGGCTTCCGGGACTGAAAGCATTACGGCTGATGCGTCTGGTTCAGGTCATAAGAATTGCAGGAAGCGTAAACCGGTTTGCCACCTACTTCCGCCACAATTCCATACAGACAGCAAGGTTCGCATTCTTCATCCTCTTTACGCTGCTCATGATGACGGGTCCGGTGCTTATCCTTTTCTTTGAATATGACTCCGGTTCCATCAACACGGCCGAGAATGCGCTTTGGTGGACCTACTGCACGGTCACTACCATCGGATACGGCGACCTTTATCCGGTTACAACTGGAGGGCGGATTTTTACGGTGTTTGTCAGTCTGGGAGGAATCGGGATGTTCGGAATCCTGTCTACTTTACTTATCAACTATGTAATACATATTAACCATGAAAAGAATAGCAATCAAACCGAGAGAGAACTACCAAAAGAAGATAGAGAACATGGGCTTTAATTTCCATACGGACTACTGGAAAGAAAATGCCTACTATTCCTTCACCATGAAGGAAATCGAAGAAATTGAAAAAGCTACAAACATGTGTTATGCCATGTATGTAGACGCAGTGCAACACGTAATAGACTACAATCTCTTCCACAAGCTGTGCATTCCTGCAGGAATGGAGCACGACATACGCCAGTCATGGGAAAGAGACGACCTCTCTCTTTACGGACGATTTGATTTCGCAATGATTGACGGAGTGCCCAAGCTGCTGGAGTTTAATGCAGACACCCCTACCTCACTGCTCGAAGCATCCGTAGTGCAATGGCAGTGGAAGGAAGATTTGTTCAAAGACTCCGACCAGTTCAATGCCATCCACGAAAGCCTGGTACAAAGCTTCAAGGATATTCAGGACCGGTACAGAATGGAGTGTTACCATTTTGTGTGCTGCCGTGAGAATGTGGAAGACGAAGAAACCCTTCAATACCTGGTGGCAGCAGCCATGGAAGCAGGACTGAATACGGCAGAAATCGAAATGGAACAGCTCAACCTGGACGAAGGTGCGTTTTACGACCCATCCGGAGAAAGAATAAGATGCTGTTTCAAGCTTTACCCCTGGGAGTGGATGATGAACGAGAGTCAGGAAGGATGTACGGCCGACATTCTCTGGCTGGAGCCTATGTGGAAATCGCTGATGTCAAACAAGGCCATGCTCCCTATACTGAGTGAGCTTTATCCGGATTCTCCCTACATACTGAAATGCACAGACCACTTGACAGCCGGCATGAAAAACTATTGCAAAAAGCCGGTGTTCAGTCGTGAAGGTGCCAATGTCACGCTGGTAAAAGACGGACAGGTTATCGAACAGACGGGTGGTGACTACGGAGAAGAAGGCTATGTATATCAGGAACTGGCGGAAATCCCTTCTTTCGACGGTAAGTATCCGGTTATCGGTTCCTGGGTGATAGGAGGGCTTTCTGCCGGTATGGGTATCCGCGAAACCTCTTCCAAAGTAACAGACAACCTGAGCGAGTTTATCCCTCATATCATTGAATAAGCCATGTCAGAACAGAAAACCATCAGTCAGGCGGTCAAAGAGGAGTTTCTGGATCTGACGCGCTGGGCCAACAACATGATCCGGCAGCTTCAGACCAACTTCGAAACACAGCATGTATGGCCGGGGGGATTCCCCGGTCCGTACATCGGGTACCGCAATACGCCGGCAGCCAAACGGAGTACCGGACAATCTTACCGTCGCATGTATGCCAAGGTGTTCAATGGGGCCGGAGGTGACACAAAGAAGATTTCCTTCTTCTTCAACTATTACCTGTATTTCGTGGATATGGGTGTCGGTGCGGGACAGCCCATTGAAGATGTGGATAGAGACGAATTTGCCCATTACAAGAAATTGTATAAAAAATGGAAAGAAGAAGGCGACCGCCAGTCACGACCTATCATTGCCATGGAGGTGCGTCATCAGCTCCGGCGACTGGAAGTGCTCGTGTCTTCCTATTATCAGGACTTCATCGAAAACGGCGTACTGGTTTCTTTTCAGGACGAGTTTAAACGAAGTGATTATAAATTCCGGATGAAATGAAAACGATAATCAGAATATTGTCGAACACGTTCTTGCTGGTAGGGATGTATTTTCTCCAGCAGATAAGAATAGAACTGGCTGTCCTTCTTCTGGGTGTCTTCCTCATGTTCCAAAAAGAATCGGAGCTGACTAATCTTCTGGGAGGAATTATCACAGCAGCTATGATAGTCAAGCTACTTTATGCTGAATTAGGAAAATTGGGAATATGGCTTTCGTTACTGGCTTTTGCTTTTATCGGATTTATAATGTTACTGGATAAAGAAATAAGAAAACCCACAAAATTTTAATTATGACAGAATTAAAAGAAATCATCGAAGAATGGGCCACCAAGTACAAGCCCATGCTTCATACGCCCGGAGAAACCGGAAAGAACAAACGGTTCTTCCTTTTCGACAACATTGTAGCTATTCCATCGTTCATGAGCAAGCTGCCCGACGTAAAATCGCCTTGTGTGGGCTACGAATTTGCCCAGGACGGGACGATCAGAGGCGGTCTGGATAAACCTGTGCACGTGGTTTATTTTCTCGTTAAAACAGATAATATGAAGCCTACCGACAAACAGCAGTCATACGAAGCCATTCAGGAAGCGAAGATGCACATGCAGAAGTTTCTGGCTTGGCTCCGTGAGCAGCAGGAAAAACGGAATATTTTCCGGAACATAAATCTTGAAACGGAGGAGCTTCACTATTCTACCTACGGCCCTTTCCTTAACAACTGGTATGCAGTATTCGTCGAACTGACCGATGTACAAAAAGTAGAGCTTTGCGTCGACACGAAGGACTATGTGGAGTGAAAATAAAATCCCGGGACGGTGCTTTTCGTTCCGGGATTTATTCGTTATTTTCTTACTTCATAAAGTAGTTTTACATCTTCACCATACACTGCATTAAGCGCTTGTTTAAATGGTGCGCTCAGCTTTTCGTCAATATAAGTCGCTACGTATGCAGCCGGTACAGATAGTGTCACTTCCTCACCATTAAGCGAAACAAATTCAAGCGACGACAGCCAGGTGCTAAATTCAACCGGACTTACAGAACCTTGAAGAAGTTCCATAAATGCCATCCATCGGCTTTTATCTTCCTCGCTTATTGTTTTATGCTTGACGGTTTTCTTCTCCTCTACCCTATTATCTTCTTTTGTTTCTTTTGCCTCCGGAGTGTGCTGGATAATAAAATTCTTGAGTGAAGTCACCACATAACTTTTCGGATTGTTTACTTTATACCGGTTCATTCGGTCACGAAGTGCCAGCACTTCGGCCCGGAAATCGTTCATCAGTTCTTCAGGGAGCATATCGGTCAGCATACGCACATCTGTTTCCGTCAGTTTATATTCAGAGCGAAGCAAGTCCCAAATATCGGCGGGAAGTTTTTGCTGTCTTCGTTTACGCGACATTTCCTCCCCAAGTTCACTCAGCTTGATTTTAAATAATATCTCGTCAGGGTTTCCTCTCTTCGTTGCACCCTTATATACAGGCTCATAATCAAAAGTAAAGTCCACCTGATTTTCGCTGGCCATACGGTCGAGGTCTTCACGTATCGGGTCCATCACTTCCTTACAAAATTTACTGAATTTCGGGTATCGGTCTTTTTCGTAAGTCTTAGTAACTACCCCGTTCACCTCCACATTTTCCAATGTTATCACTCCCAGGAATTTCTTGAGCTCCACATATTCCACCGATTTCTTTGGGAAGTCTTTCCATCTGGAAAGATAAATATAAATGCTTGGTGTACGTTTGCGTTTGCAGATACGGGCTATTCGGTAAATGTGGTCAAGATAACCTTTCCCGTTACCTAAATCGCACAGTTCTTTCAATACCTTTGCATCCATACGCGCTTCCACGTAGTTCATCCTCCTTTCTTTTTCTTTCGAGCCTGAAACCGGAATCATAGGCATTTCAATCGTAGAAAACAGATGCGCGTATGTACGAATAGGTCTTCCCACTTCATCATATCTGTAAAAAGAACAGTTCATCTTCATAAGATTATCGCATGCCTCACTAAGATACATATAGTCACGAGGACTTACTCCAAGAGAGGAAGCGCTGATTCGGAATGTGAGAATCTGATTATCGTCCAGATCATCAGGGAAAAGTGACATTTGTCCGTCTGCACGTCTGTTTTTCAGAAATTCATTGAAGCGGTCTTGCATGGACTTCATGATTTCTATCATAATACTCCGTTGGTAGAGTGAAAAATCTGCCCCTACCATGGCATACAGATAGGGTTGTTTAATAAACTCTACTGAGCTAAGTTCTTTAATCAGTGAGTTGCTTGATTCGGTGGTGCTTTTCTTCCGTCGCATAGGCTATCAGTTCATTTTTCGTATTTCGTAAGTATTCCCATCGAACTGGAATGTACCTACCTTCACGTATTTTTCATCATCAATAAGAGAGAAAACAGATATTCCCAACGCATCGGCCACACTTTCCAGAAATTGCAGGTTAGTACGTGACGGACCGTTTAATTTCTTTGTCAGACTTGAATTGGAAATACCCAGTCTCTTTGCCAGTTCATCCTTGCTTATACCTGACTCTTTTAATCTTTCTTCTAAATAAATCTTCATTGGTTCGTTATTTGGCACAAATATAGATATATTTTCCAAAAACGGAAAATAAAACGACAATATTTTCCAAAAACGGAAAATATTGAATAAAAATAGTTCGGAAAGTTTGCACCTTTAATCTATATATGTTCGGAAATTTTTCCCTATATGACGGAATCTTTACCCATACACACGGAAACTTAGTACATATTGACGGAATGTTTACCCCTAAAAACGGAAAGTTTGCACCTTTATTAGTATAACTATTTGTTTTATAGCAAATTACGCTTTACTATATATCTTATATCATAATATCATTAATAAAAGCAGACCGATATATTTTTTATCCCTTATTTAAGAAACTATCGTTTCTTTATATTATAACATATAGATAATTATATAGATTCTGAAAATCATTGATTATTAGGTTTTTAAAAGCATGTAGGTGCAATGATTCCGTCAATAGGTGAAAAGATTCCGTCAGTAAGGGAAATTATTTCGTGTAAAGGTGCAAAGATTCCGAACTATATAAAGGTGCAAACTTTCCGAACTTTACAATAAAAATCCATCAAAAACGGAAACGAAACTCCGGACGTGCGTTAATTATGGTATAAACTTAAAACTAAACAATATGAATTTTTCAAAAAGCATTTGCATGGCTGCCATCCTGATTATGGCGGCTTGCAGCAAGGAAAACATCGCCCGTCCGGCGGATATGGAGCAGACGAGTGAGAAAACGTGCAGGGTGTCTTTCCTTCCGGTGTTTATGGAAATCGGGCAGGGAGACATCAACCAGTGGAATAATTCACGTGCCGGCACGCTGGCCGAGCTGGCCACTACCCTCTCCTATTGGGATTACATGGACGGCGAGCAGATGCAGGCGGACACCGTTTCGCTTCCTTCTCCCCTTACCCTGAACATGAAGTATGGAGCGCATCATGTGTACTTCCTGGCTCACAGCAGTACCGGAGGAAGTATGGAAGGCATGAAATATACTCCTGAGAAAGTAACTGAGACTTTCTGGCAGGATTTTTCTCTTCAAGTGGACGAGAATATGGCTTCGAGTCAGGAACTGCAAATGAAGCGCGTAGTAAGCCGTGCCATGATTACCGTGAAAGATGCGTTTCCTGCCTCGGTGAAATCGGTACGGATGACGGTAGGCGGTCATCTTCGCACGCTGGATGTGACTACCGGAAACGGTGACGCAGATTCCGCATCCGACTATACGATTACATGGGAGATAGGCGACGAGTATGCGGGCCGTAGCGGGCTTTATTTCTCCGTGTTTACCTTCACTCCTACCGAGTCGGAAGAATTTGACGTGACGCTGAAAATAGAGGCTTTGGGAGCCGACGGGAAAATGCTTTACGGTGCACAGGCTTCCAGCGTTCCGCTTCTGAGGAACCGGTGCACAAACGCCATCTGCCGTCTGTTCAGTGGAAATACAGGAATCACTTTTTCTGATCCGGACGACTGGAATCCGGCCATTGAGATAGAAATGTGACATCATTCAAAAAGCGAAGGGCAGAGAAGCTTTTGCTCCCCTGCCCTTTCGGTGTATGAATTGTGCGGAATTATTTCCCCACGATGTCTTTGTAGTATTTGTCAATGAACTCCTGCGCGGCTACATTCAGCAGGTCGATGACAAACACCAAGGTATCTTTCTTTTCCTTGTTACGGCCTTTGTTCATGCTTTTCTTAATGTCTTCCAGCTTCTCCAGCATGTCTTCTTCCAGATAGACATTCCGCATGATGCGTCCCTCTTTTTCATCTTTTCTAATTCTTTTTCGTATGCCGTTTATTTTCCGTTCTACTGCGGGTGATTCGCTTTTCACGGATTCTTTATCGGGCGCAGCCTCTTGTTCCGGACGGATATTTTCCTCTTCCTGGTTATTTGCTTCAACACATGAGTTTTCAGCAGTGAAGGTAGCAGGAGATTCTTCCGTCTTTTCTTCTTCCTTTTCCTGAGTCGCAGCACTCTCCTCCCCTGCCTTCTCCGCGTTGGCGCGTGCTTCCTCAATACCCTGCCGAGCATCGAGCATTGTTTCATTCAGGTTGAATCGTTTTTTAGCCATAATCGTGTGTTTTACTGGTTATCTAATCGTGATAGAATCTCTTTTGCCAGCTCCATGTAGTCGGCAGCTCCCGTGCAGTTGGGCGCAAAATCGAACACGTTCATGCGCTGCGCAGGCGATTCGGCCAGCTGAATGTTTGTGCGGATGGTGGTATTGAACACCTTCCCAGGGAAATTCTGATTCATCTGTTCGTATGCCTGACGGTGAAGTGACAGACGTTTGTCGTAGCGTGACATGATATAACCCAGGATTTCAAGTTTGGGATTGACCATATTTTTGATTTCTTCGTATTTTGCGGTAATTAGGCCCATCCCATCCAGGGCAAATACTTCGCAGTTGATAGGAATCAGCAGGTAGTCAGAAGCTACCATCGCATTTACAGAAACTACTCCGAAATTTGGTGGACAGTCAATCAGGATAAAATCATAGTGGTCTTTCAGCTTATCCAGCATCAAGCGAAGAATAAATTCACGTCCTGTTCGGCTCACCAGTTCCTGCTCGCACTTATAAAGGTTTGGGCGTGAGGGGATGAAGTCGAAGCTTTCTTCGTTTTCGTTTTCGCATAGCACGCATTCCATGATGTCTGCGTTTCCTGTCATCGCATCGTAAAGGGTTTTACCATCCTTTTCCGTGGCCAGACGGAATCCCATCATTTTAGATGCGTTACCCTGTGCGTCGGCATCTATTACCAGCACACGTTTACCAAGAGAATGTAAGGCTTTTGCCAGATTGACGGTGGTAGTGGTCTTCCCTACTCCACCCTTACAGTTGAATGAAGAAATTGTAATTGCCATATCAAATGTTTTTGTTTTATTACACTGCAAAGATAGTCGTTTTTTTCATTTTCGTCATAAATACAGAAATATTTTTATGCAAAAATGTAAATATTCAAATGTGTAAACGTATAAAAGTATTTTTGAATAAAAATATAAAAGTATTTTTGCGTAGATACATAAAATAATAATAGTATAAATAAATAAAAGCATAGAAACATAAAAACATAAAAGTATTTTTATATAAACATACTTTTGTGTGGAAATACAAAATAGATGAGAGAAAGATATTTTAGTACAAAATCATGGAAGTATTAACGTATAAAAGAATAATTGAGTAAAAGTATAAAAACATAAAAGCATAAAAGTATTAAAGAATAAAAATATCTACTTTCAAATATACATATATGCAAAAGAATAATAATGTTTTAATACAAATGAATGAAAATATAAAAGCATGAAATAATAAAACAGTAAAAGTATTTTTATATAAAAGCATAAAAGCATGTTTGAATAAAAGTATTTATTATAAATCAGATAATCAATTAGTTTCAAAGTTTGCTTATGTGCGGTAAAAACATTATATTTGCAAAAAAATTGAGCATGAAAATGTTCTTTGTTTTATTACATCTGGATGGGGAACAGTGGTTCTTCATCCTTTTTCTTTTTGATATTCAGAGAGAATAGGATATATTTGCATCATCATGAGAAAAATAGTAACCATGTTATTGCACACGGTGGTGTGAGTTATTTGTTATTGTGAATTAATGTGTTAAGATTACATACTCATTTCTATGTAAATAGATTTGAACATACATGTTTTTTATTAATAGTTTATTGAGCGCGCTTCCCTGTGAAGGGAGGTGCGTTTTTTTGTCCTTCATTACCATATTAACCTTGTATATCTTTGTACCAAAACAAACGCAAGATGAAGAAACCGACCAAACGTCTGCTCTGGACGGAGGCGTACAAGCTGATGAACGCCCGCACTCCAGACGGGAAAAATAAGCCGTTCGACATACGTTTTGTGTGTAAGGACGGAACGATAAGCGAATGTTACAACGTGCAGCGTGCCGTTTCGTACAACCGCGAAAAGGGATACCGTAAACTGGTAATGCCAAACGGAGATTTCCGTTACGTGTACGACGTACTTATTCTGCAGATTAACGACACAAAGATATTGGTTAAGTAGTTATATGGCGACAAACACAAAAAATACAAACCGTAAGAAGTCAAACCCGGGAATAAAGGAGTTCAGAGGAAAAGTGACTTCACTCGTAGACCGTGGATACCAGTATATCGGCATGGCCCGCGTGTCGGAAATCCCGTCTGTATCTTCCTCGGAAATGATGAAAGGGGGAGGGGCTATCGGCGGGCTGCCCATTCAGGGCACGTTCAATATCTTCGACAGCAAACAGTCGAATCCGGTGCCGGTCAGCAATGCCGGAACACCCGGTCTGGGTTACATTCCCTGGGGACCGGAGAACATGCTTCCGAACACTATCTACAAGCTGGTAGGCAGTCTGCCGTACACGGCAACCGCCATCAAATATATTATTGACCTGACCGTAGGGCTCGGGCCGCAGCTTATGTACCGATGGTCGCGCTATGTAAACAGTACGGTAAAGACTGAGCTGATTCCCTTCAAGGATGCCGGACTGCTGATTCGCAACCGCATCATGGAGATTCAGGCACAGATTGACCAGCAGAAAGCAGGAAGCGGCGAAGAGCAGGGTGGGGAAGGCACAATCACCTGGTCGCAGGCCGTCTCCGGAGAGGAGAAGAAAGATACCGCACAGGTTGGGACACCGGAATACGAGCTGAAACAGCTTCGTGAAGACTATCGCACCTGGGAAGAGACAGACAAGGAATGGGACAAGTTCTGCGAAAATAACAATCTGGAACTTCACTACCTGAAGTGCATGACAGACGACGCTCACATGGATATTTATTTCCCGACCATCGGGCTAAGCATCGGACGGAAGGACCAAGAGTGGGACCCGAAAATTGTCAAGTTAGGAAACATTCCGGCGGTGTGCTGCCGCATGGAGGAAATGGACGAACGGATGCGCATCAACTACGTGTATTATGCGGAGAAGTGGAGAAAGGATGCCACGCCAAAGCTGGAAAGAAAAGATGTGGTGGCCTATCCCACACTGATGCCGGAAAATATGCTTACGGAGCTTCGCCGTCAGGTGGAAAAGAGTAAGAACCGTCCTCCGAAGAAACGTACCACCTGGTTCTGCTGCCCAAGCTATTACCCTTCGATGCTGAAACCTTATTACCCGCAGCCGGCCTGGTGGAGTATCTTCCCGTCGATGACTTACGATTACGCCACGACATTGATTACCGACAAGGCCATGGCCCGACAAAATGCGACCATGTGGGGGAAAATGATTTTCATCAACAACGAATACCTTCGTGCGATGTTCGATGAAATGGGAGCGGATACTACCGAAGCGAAACAAGCTGTACGTGACAGTATCTATAAGAAGGTGAATGAGTTCCTTCAACGCCGCGAGAACAACGGGAAAACTATCTGTCTGGACTCGTTTGTAGGTCCTGACGGAAAGACGATGCAGCATGCGGTGGAAATTGTGGATGTGCCACAGCTGACAAATTCCAGGGATTTAAAAGAGGAGTTGTCCGAAATCTCAAGCGTGGTGTTCTTTGCCATAGGGGTTCACCCTTCTTTGATTGGAAGCACACCCGGGAATAGCGGAAGCACCGGAGGTACCTACATGCGCGAATTGCAGTTACTCAAGCAAAACCAGCTTTCTACCCGGCAGCGCATTTATCTGCGGTTCCTGAAGAATATCTATACATTCAACAAATGGGACAAGCACGGAGAAATAGTCATCCGTCAGCAGACATTTACCACGCTCGACCGTAGCGCAACCGGCACAGAAGAAACGGAATCTACACTATAACATACATTTTTCTTCTTCTTTAGGTTTTATTCACAGAAAAAAATCCCGGCAAAACTTCTGATTTGTCGGGATTTTTGTTGATTTTGGCTCAAGTGTTTATTAATAGATTTTTCAGTGGCGTAGTATCGCCACTCCAGTCGCGCTTAATAGATTTTTTGGTGGCGATACTAAGCCACTGAACTCGCGTAACTACGATTTTTCTTCATCTTTGCTTTTTGAATCTTTATTTTCCGGCTGTTTTTCATGGCTTGTGTTCCCTTGAATGGCGTTTAAAAGATTGATAATCAATCTGTGCTCAATCCGCTTTATCATCAGGAACTGGGTGCATGTCTTGGCTATCTGTGCAATGATGAAAGAAAGCATCAATATAATAGAGATGAAAAAATTGTACAACCAGTCCCTTGTTTCAGTCCCGTTAAAATATGAAAAAACAGAAAAGGCTATTTGAGCACATACGAAAATAGGGAAAATAAAGTTGATTGCTTTTAAGATTTTATCTTTCATAATCTGTTTGTATTTTTATGTATAAATAAATGTATAAAATTACTGTTCTATTTCCACACTCAGATAGGGCATTCCGCCTGGTAGCATTGGCCATATCTCCGCGTCTGGTGTAAGCATCCGCATCTGTTTTGAAGCGAGTCCAAGCAGGCAAAGCTTTTCTACCTCTGTATGGAATCCTGTCCATAGTTGCCCGTCTTTGGTAGAACACGCCTGAAGGAAAGAGGCTCCATCGCCTGAGCCGGGAAAGAATCCGTCGGGCAGTTGTGAAAGCATTTCGCGTATCTCGTGCCGGTGCACCTCGATGCGTTCCGGATGGAATCCGACTTTTACTGTAGGGTTCTGAATGGAGTTCACAAACAGATAGAGGTTTTTCCCTTTACATTCTTCGCTGCGAAACATGCAGTCGGCGAAAATTCGGTCTACATTTTCAGTATTCAGTTCGGTCATGGCTCTGTGATTTTAATGTCGTCAAGGTTATTGAAATCAACGATGATCTTTGTAATAACGTACACATATTCTTCTCTGCTTTCACCTCCCAGATAGGTGGCTGTATTTATTTCGTCAATATCCGAATGAGGGAAAGCGCTTTTGAAAAGTTCTTTCAGCATATTGAAGTTTTTTTCAGAGGCTGTAAGGTGGTGCCCGTAGTTTGTAACAGACGATACATCTTCAACATTTCCACCTGATTTTTTATTTCCTTTTCGCGACTGGAAGGGAAGATACCCCCTCTCAATGTGGCGGTCATTTTGTACCGGTCGAAAATAATTTCATCTATATTTCCGGTTCCTTCGTTGTGCCACCATTCATCAAATGATTCAGTGATAAGTTTCAACCTTTCCCTTGCATCCTCGTTCGATACCTTCATCCCGAGCTGTTTTCTTAGTTCCCGGTTCTCATGGTTGAGTGAGCGTATTTCCTTGATGTATTCATTGTATTTTTTATTCAGGCTGTCTTCATATCCAAGTTCGTTAAGGATGTCTATTGCATTCTTATGAAACAATTCAAGCAATGCTTCTTTTGTACCCTCTTTCAGGCTCCCTTCTTTTAGCATGTAAAGCAATAAAGAGATTCTTTCGTTTATTTTCTTCTGTTTCTCTGTCAGCTTTTCGTAAAGCATTCCGTCCGGATCAAGAACTGGAGTATTATCATCGTTCTTTTTAAAGTTTATTTTTCTTTCTTCCATGGTTTATTTGTTTTTATTCCGTATTTAAAATTTCATAGGTTTTATTATCCCCCTGATAGTCATCTAGCGGACACCAGTCTGGGATTTCTATTGGTGCATCAATAATTTTATTTACGTCATTCCGCTTTACCACCCTATTTGTGGGTGAACATAGAATGATATATCCAAAACTAGCGCCTTCCTGGTTGTATTTCCGGTGGAAAACGCATTCTTCGCAATGCGAAACAATTGTGCTGATTTTCTTTTTTTCTGCCATAGGTTCTAGTTATTATATCTCACCATAGGTACTTCACATTGTGAATCACGTAGGTTTTTTTCTTTAAGCCCGTAAATTTCATTCTCTCCGGTGTAGCAATCAAGCGGACACCAGTCCGGGATAAAGTTACTCATATTTATCTTATCTGTGTGATAAATATAATCATCACTAATGATTATTTGGTCTTTTTCTTTGCATACAAGCACTGAACCGGTTGAGCCTTGAGAAGAGTCGTACCTTTTTGAGTGCGGACACTTCAGGCAGTCGGTAATAACTGCACTTATTCTGGGTTTAACTTTATTGTCCATATTACTTATTTTTATTCCGGTAGTGGGTTATCAAATATTTCTTTCAGTTTATTCATTGATTCCTGAATACGTTTTTCAAGGTTTTCCGTGTAGTGGTCATCATTTATCGGATTGGGGATAAATGTTGTTTCTACTCCGTAACGACCTATGTCAAGAGGGAGAGGGAAAAACGCAACAGTATCTACTGTCGTTCCCGGGATTAAATTGACGGTAATGCTTACGCCTTTAATGTCTTTCACCATCGTAAACCAGACGCTGTGATTCTTACACGTTGCGAGGTCCTTTATCAGTCCTTTCTCTTCCAGTGGTTTCAGGTATTTCGTAATGTATAAATCGGTGTTTACTGATTTTCTGTTTAGTTCATCATTAATGGATTTATTTGCAGCCATCAGTCTTTGATAAATAAACCTCCGTTCTGGTGATCTAAATGTTTCCTCTACTGACACATCGGACTTAAAAAATGTGATATGGTCTTCATCCGCCTCTGTTTCGATAATGACTTTCATTGAGTTTTCTCGTGACGGCTCATTAAGTCTGAACATGATGCGCCATCTGCATGGAATAACCCGCAAGTCTGTGATAATTCCTTTCTCTTCCAGCGGTTTCAGGTATTCAGACACATATTTTTCTATTGAATAATCGTTTGCGGTCATAGGCTTATTTCTATTTGATAAATTGTTCTTTTATATACTTTATTCCTTGAAGGATATATTGTTCAATTGTCTCTGTGTAATGCGGGTCGTTCTTCGGGTTTAGAAGTCCGGCCCTGTACAATGGCCTGTATTTGCAAAATCCAGTAGTGGGATAAAAGAATACGCAGTCTTCATTTTTACCTGGTTTTAAATGCGCGGATATTTCTTTCCCATTTATGTTTTCTACCAGCGTAAACCAAATATCTCTCTCACAGTCTTCATGAACGTCCTTTATAAGACCTTTTTCTTTTAGCGGTTTTAAGTATTTGGTGATATATTCATTTCCTTCCTCAAGAACAACTCGATAGCTCTTTTCATCATACTGTTTCACCCATTTCATTTCACCTTCTAACCGTTCTTTAGCATCTGTAATGAAATAGAGTATATTTTTTAGTTCATCGTATGAAACCTGGTAACTAATCGCAGAAAAGAACAAAGTAAACTTGATTGTGTTTGAGTTGTCTTTTTTGTTTATTTCTGCTTTTATTGGAAGTCCTTTTATCAGCTCCTTCAATTGGAAACGTATCCTATTCAGATTAGGGTAAATTCGTATTCTGTATATGGTTCCTTTCTCTTCCAGCGGTTTCAGGCATTCAGACACATATTTTTCTATTGAGTAATCGTTTGCGGTCATGGTAAATATGTTATTTCAGTAGTTTTTTAATCTTTGCTACGAGTTTTGACCAGGCTTTTTGACAGATTTTGGAAATTCCTTTTTGATTTATTTTTTCGTCATAATTGCCTGTATTAATATTTCTGATAGACTCCCTGTACTGAGGATAGTCAAGCATGTTAAGCAGACGGTTATCGCTGGATATAAATTTCTGTTTGTCCCACATTTCATGCAAGACTTCTTCACTGAATACTCCTTCCCAAAGTAATATATCTTTCAGTGCATCAATGTTTATTTCCTTGACTCCGTACTGGAAACATTTATACTGGAGGTAATTGGCATACATTACGGCGATGGCCGGACGGTCTATAAGTGTACTTATTATAAGTGCTGAAGGATAATCTATCTTGTAAGGAAAATTTTCAGCGACAAGATTTATCATGAAAGAAGTGTAATCAGACTGCGAAGAAAGTTCTTTATGTGCATTCAGGAAATTACCAACAATTTCATGATTCATTTTGAAAATGGAAAGTAGTTTCCTTTGTGTATCATTTATTTCTATTTTTGATTTCCCATCCAGTTCCTCACACCATTTCTGAATGGCGTCTGGACCGAGGTCTTTCTGATGTTTAAATTCCATAGCAATGTTGTTTTGGGGATTTATTTCTGTTTTTCGGTTTCTTGGTAATCACTCCACTCTCTTATCTCTGCATTACAGCAGGGGCACAAAACATATAGCAATGTTTTTTCTATTCTTGTAAATGGGAACTCCCCATCACTCCTGGATTGCACGTCCCTTTTATCGAAAGTAAACTCGCACCCGCAGAACTGGCAGGTCGCTATTTTCTTTTTGTATTTCCCTTCTTTGATAATTTCAATCATATTGTTACAGGTTACGACAACACCACATACATGCTGCCAAAAACAGATAATATAATTTGGTTTTACTCATGTTTTTTTAGTTTTGATTAATATCCGTTTTCACATGCTTTGCAGCAAAATTTCTCACGATTTCCAGCATCGGAATCAGTGATTTCGTATTTACGACCGCACTGCTGGCAGGTATATTCAATCACGTCCGACTGATAGTATTTGCAGGAATTTTCCGTTTTTACTTCCTTCCCGAAATTGGTACATTTCCCGTTGTCATAACTGTTGCATGTTGCGCAGGTGGGGGAGAAGTTTTGGGATTTTTTTAGAAGTTCCGGATTGTCATGGATTTTTCCCCAATATTCAATATCAATACTGTTGAAAATATGCCTGCGAATTTTTGCAGCTTTTTTAGCGTATTGCATAATGTCTTCGATAGGACGGCACATTCTTCGTTGAATATCAAAACCAATTTCTTCGATTCTGTTAAAACAATTCACTTTTATGTAACATAGCCCGATTTCCTCTACTTCTGCAAAGACAAATATGTCGCTTAAAAAGAATGGATTAGGTGTCTCATATATTTTCATATATTCTTTCTTTAAATTTAAAAACAAAAAATGCAATAATAATAATAAGTAGGATAAACCATATCACAGCAAGCGCACTAATCTGTTTTACCTTTCGGAAACGATAAATGTCAGTTCTAACTAAATAGTGCAAATATCCGGATAGAATAAGCCATACGGTAAGCAATATAATCCCAATAATCATGGTTTCGCTTTTAAGTATTCTTTGTTTAGGTGATTATTGTCTATAAGCCATCTAATCATTGAAATAGCGGTATCAAAAGAACCAATGTTCATTTCCTGGTGTTTCATATCATATCCAAGTTCCTCGTATGAAATAAACCAGAAGGAACCGTCACTATTCATTGCAAAATCAGCATTTGGGCGGTTACTTTGAGTAATTGACTTTGGCATAATTTCCAGAAGCCGGTCAAGACTCCACGCAGGAGTAATGTCTCGGTTCATGCGAACAGAGAACCAGTGTTCAGGATCAATACCTTCACATATAGTATGAAGGTGATATTCTCCATATTCAGGTGTCTTACTTTTTTCAAGGTACATATCGGCTGTGCCTGGTTTTAATCCCAGCTCTAACAGCTTCCGTGACTGGTTTATGTTTGTTCCTATTTGTGATTTGAAGTCCATATCTTATTCCTCCACTTTTACGAAAATTACATCGGTTTTATCTTCCCTCTCATTTTTACTGCATCCACCGCAAATTTTCTTTAATGCGGGTAGCATAATGTCGCAATCAAAATAATATGGATTATAGAATATACATTTACAGCATCCTTTGCCTTCCTCTACTCTCAGCTTTACCAGTCCGCACTGGAATGTTTCTCCGACTTTAAATTCTTTCTTCGTCATAATCAATCTTCGTCTTTAGGGAACAAACTCTCAATATCTTCACTGGTATAATAGCTTAGCACATCTTCAAAATGGGAAATGCAAATACCGGTATTTTGTGCCACACAGTCTACATAAGTTTCAAAATCTACTTTCAATATGTCATCAAACACCTCCTTGCAATTGGAATAGTCTATCCACACCATAAGACCGTAATTTTCTTGCCATTCATGGGTGTCTACAAGTTCTTGTAGCCTTTTTAATTTCTTGAAATCCATATCCTATTTATTTTCATTGTTCTTTAATCGAATTTGTTCCTGAAGCTGTTCAGCATTCTTTTTCTGAAAGTTCGGACACTGATATACATCTCCAAACGCAATTAGTACCATGACAGGGAATAGCATCCCATGCTGGCAACTTCTTCCAAATGCGTCAGCAAATGTGCAGTCTTCGCACCGCCCGTTTACGTCATACGCTGCCATATTATTTTTCTTTTTTATCGTTTTGTATTTCAGATAATTTATTAATCACTAGGTATGTAAGCATAAATTCTATGAAAAGGATGTCGTAATCCAAACCGGAGAAATAGCTCATTGCCATAACGAAAGCCACAAGACCTACAAAAATTGCAGTAGCAATAAAATACTCTTTCATCATTAATACCTGAATTTACCGAACTGAATAACTGCCATCGGCTGACTGAAGTCATAACCCCGGAACCACTCTTTCCAGTCGTCTACCGACAGACCATCGTTGTCCGCAAGTTCTTTCAGTTCCGGATATTTACCGTCGATGTCAAAGAAATTGAAAGAGGCACATCCGTCGCGATCCGGCTGGAAGGTAAGTTTCTGAATACCTGTTCCTGATTCCGCAGTCAGACAGCCTATTGTTATTTGCCTGCTGAAATACGGACGGCCTTCCCACTGACGGACGGAGATAACCGATTCACCTTGCTGCACCTCGTGTATGCGTTTTGCCCAAAGCGGGAAGTTGGTCCGGATGGTGTGTCGTTTTTCGCCGGAAAGGAATTTCTTACGGAATCCGGTAGGGTTTCCCGGCCGGGGATGTGTGGTCGGGAAAGATTGCGAAAGCATGAGCACGTAAGTCTTTTTCATAACTTTTTTAGATTTCATGTTCATCGTTTTATTACATTTTACCTACCGCAAAAATAACAATTTTAAACCGAAATCGCATCAAAATTATTTCTAAATTTCATAAAACCTCCGATTTTTCGTTTTTGTCCTTCAAACTACCGAATCAGACCGCTAACTTTGAGGAAAAACACAAAGACTATGTTAGTAACGAAAACCGAAGAAATCAGGGCATACGTGCCCACCAGCGTGTACAGCGGCGACCAGTCACTTCTCACAATCATGGAAGAAACAGAAGAGAACATTCTTGTGCCGATACTTGGGCGTAAACTCTACGAAAAGGTATGCGGAGAATACGATAAGGCTATGGAAGAGTATGGCGGAGTGACGGCGGCCTACGTGGGAAAAGAAAGCCTTACACCCGAAATCCGTCTGATACGTGCCTGCCAGCTTCCGGTGGTCTACTTGTCGCTGGCCAACAGCACCGGCATTCTCACGGTGAGTCTGAACGACGGGGGTGGACTGAACCAGGTGTACACCGACGGGTACGACAAGGCCGACGAGAAATCCGTGAGCCGGTTTGAGCGCGATGCGTATTTCAAGGGCCGTCGCGGAGTGGACCGTCTGCTGGTATTCCTGGAAGAGGATGCGTGCAGTCAGGCCCCCGTGTTTGCCGATTTGTGGCGCGAAAGCCGGTATTTCTACCTGCAGGGCGACTTGCTTTTTACTACCGCCATCGAGATGAACCGTTTTCTGGACATTAACGAAAGCCGGGAGAAATTCATCTCAATGTTGCCTGACATACGCTATTGCCAGAGCGCTTACATAGAGCCGGAGATAGGGGAGGAGCTGACCGATGCGCTGGTGAAATGGTGTACGCGCTCGCTAAAGTCCGACCTTTTCACGGGCGAAGACAAGGATGCTATAAATGCGGTGTGGCAGAAGGCGGTGGACTGTCTGCGCATGGCGCTGGCACTCTACATCGAGTCTCGCCGTCCGGAAAAACAGCGCAAGTACAGCGAAAACGAGGCAGCTTATTCCATGACAAAGGCCCGCAAATTTATCTCCAACCATCAGGATTCTTTCGGAGAGTTTATCAAGGATTCTCCGCTGTATGTGCCTCCGCTCACTGAAACAACCGGACCGGACAAGCAGCCCATATTCGATTATGACAATCAGGACAACGCCATCTTCGTCATGCGTCCGCAAGCCTTCACTAGGCACTGATTTTTTGTCCTTCATTCCCAGTTGTCATATACCTAACTTTGGAGTATAAAGAAACGACAAATGGATACGACAAACTACCAGATACATCTTCCGGCCCTTCCCGACAGCTGGAACCGGCTGTCGACCGAAGAGCTGGAAGAGGTGAACAGACTTTACAAGCGTAAGGAGGCTATGGCTGCGGAAGGCGACGAGGAACGTGCCGACCGCCTTTTCAAGCTGAAGTGCTTCATGCTTTTTCTCGGACTGAAAATCGTGCGGCGCACCGTGACCGATGAAAATGGTGAAACGGTGTTTCTCTTCCGGCGCAAAGGGATTCGCCACCTGTTTGAGCGCATTCCCATGCGGGCATGGCAGGTGGACCAGTGGATAGACCAGAAGCTCGGTTTCCTGGACAATCCTTTTGCACGCACCGTCACTCCCTACGGAATTATCCTCCTTCGTATGGGAACCCTTCGTCTGAAAGCACCGAAAGATGTGATGTCCGATGTCAGCTTTGCGCAGTACCAGTCCGCACAGAATCTGCTTATCATGTACTGGGATGCACAGAAGGTTCTACAGACGCTTGTAAGGCGAAAATCGACCCATGCCGCCATCCGGATGCAGTTGCGCCGCATGAAACAGGCACGATGCCGGTTTCTGGCCACGCTGTTTAATGAATCCGTGCGCGAGACGGGAGAGATACGCGAAGGACGCTACCTGCGCAAGTGTAAGCGCCGCGTGTGGTCGTTCAACTCCGGGCAGATACAGAAAAACGCCCGCTGGTTTAGCATGGTAGAAGCCCGCATGTTCCCCGTCATGGTGCAGTATTTTCAGAGCGTGCAGGAAGCCTACGCGCGCATGTATCCGGAGCTGTTCACGCCTAACGGGAAAAAGAACGGACGGCAGAACCCTATCAAGATAGAGGTGGAAATGATTAACAACATCATGAAGTATCAGGGATTCAGTGACTACGACGCAGTGTACGACAGCGAGGCGGTCCGCATCCTGGGAATTATGAATGCCATGGCTAAGGAAGCTAAGGAAATTGAGAAAATGAATCAGAAATACAGAAAAGGGAAATGATAACCGATTACCAGAGTAACGCATACCGAATTTCTTACCAGGGCGTGTCCATGATAGAAAATGCACTGGAAAACCCCAACCTGATTCAGGTGGGGGTGGTTCCGGGCTGTACCATCATGGTGGCTCCGCAGAAAAGCTACGGCATAGATTATCTGCCCAACGGAGAATACCGAAGCTGGACGCTGACGGGATACAACACCCGTCTGAACCGCACGGAGGCACACTACATCTATGCCCGTCTGGAACGTGGTTCTGACGATGCCATGGTGCTGTTTTCCGTGAACGACTATGCTACTGACGGAAGCATCGGCGGAGAGAATCCCAGCGAAGATTTCTATTACATACGCATCGGAAGCATTACCGCCACCGACAGTCTGGAAGCTGCCACCCTCGACCGTGAAATTACACTGGACTACGGTAAGCTTTCTACTCCTGCAGGTAATGACCAGGATGCAGTCGGATGGAAGGAACTGTTCGAACTGACCGCAGAAGGATTGATCCGTCCGCTGAAACGTTTCACTTCCTTTATTGTGCAGGGCACGCTTTCCATTATCGGGAAACTGGTTATCAACGACAAGCAGATTACGGATGTGGCACGCCAGGTAGATGATGGTAATTTTGTAGAAAGCGATGAAAATTTGCCCACAACAAAACTGTTGATGGGTAAATATCTTGATGAACTTAGGAAAAGACTTTTAAGTAAAGACCGTGAGGACCAGACAAAATTTCTTCTCAAGTTTGGCGAGTTTATTGACAGCATGATTGCCGGAAAGGGTGCTGGTATATTCCCGGACGGTCGCGGACAGTTTGAAAAGCTGGAGGTTCGTTCATCTTTAATCGTAAAAGAACTGATATATAACCGTTGGTTCGCGCAGGAAGGTAACGTTACTTATTCAGAAGCCGGCACGATCGAACGTATTGAACTTCTTGAAGACGGCACGTATGACCTGTATCTTCGTCGTCGCTGGGATAATGATATTACAGCGTTCAAGGAACAGGACGTTAGTTATGGCTCAGTGAATAATCTGAACTCTACAGGAGAGTATTATGACAGCTGGTTCCGCGTCCTTAGTGTGATGCAGGCAGAAAACAAACTGAATGTCGTGCTCTATCCAGATGAAGAGGTGCCTGGGGGTAAGAACTATCCTCCAGCTGTAGGTATGGTGATTACACGTCGAGGAAATGCGGTAGATGAAGAACGGCAAGGATTCTGGTATATCTCATCGTATGAGGGCTGCATCTGTATGCTGGATGGCGTAACAAAGCCCGTGCTGGAAGAATCTAATTACAGCATCATTATCGGAAAACTAAAGCGATTGGAACTGTTCGATAACCTCCCAATCAACTACCGACAGAGTTATGTGTATTGCCGTGGTATCGCTATCCAGGACTTGATGCGGATAGACTATCAGGGCGTGGTTGTTGTACAGCTTAACGACCGTGGGTTCTGGTCGCTGGAGGTTGCTCAGAGCGAGAATCCTTATAAGGTTGGAAAAGATACGGTCGATACGGTATGGCATTACGGATGCCGGTGGAAATGCCTTGTTACAGGAACGACGGATGAACCTCGCTATGCCAGCACAGGCTGGGCGATGATTGAAGGGAATCCGGCATTTACTATTGACATTGAAAGCGAAAACGGTTGGCAGTTTGATGGGAGTCAGCTTCAGGAAGGAGTAGTCTTTACTACCTTAACTGTAACTGGACAGCTCTACAACCGTGACGTGACAGAAAGCATACTTGATACGGACGTGTCCTGGACACGCGATACGGGCAATGTGTCTGAAGATAATGCCTGGGCTATCAAGAGAGCGGATGCTGGTAAGTCTCTTACGCTGACAGTAGACGATTTGGGGATTGAATTTGGCCGCACGAAGACTGTTTGCACGTTCAAGGCTCGCGCCTTATTACGTGACGGTCAGACATTCGAAGTTGCAGAGAATGAAATAACATTTTAAAGATATGATAACTACAAGAAAAAAAAGACTGGATGTGAATTATACCCCATTGCAATGCAGTGGGGATATAGAAACCGTGGGAAGTGTACCTGACCGACAGATATACTCCGCCGACACCAAGGAATATACCCCTGACTACACGCTGACTCCACTTGTGCTGTTTCCACGTTGCAATGCAACAGATCCGGACCAGTACACCAAGTCTGGAGTGGTAAACGCTTCTCTTACCAATATGAAGTGGTATGAGATACAGGGCACGAAGCGCACGCTGATTGATTCAGGTAATGCGAATTACGAGATAACCAACGAGGGTGATACCAAGGGGCAGATAAAAATTAAACGTAACTCTAGCGTTACAACACCATTAGCCCTTGAGTTCTATGCTGAATACGTAGACACGCGGACAAATCAGGTATTTCCTTTCAGAATGAGTACGGTAATACCTGTATCAGATGCTACACTTCCAAGTCCAGTCATGAAACTGGACAGCCCTTCCAGCGTAATATGGAATCCGCTTCGAAATCCGTTGTCACGTACAATCAAGGCATCTGTCTTTGTAGGAGGAAGCGATATCGCATCGGATAAGCAGAAGTGCAAATTTTTCTGGTACCGAAAACTGGACACCGGATCATTGGAAGCCATTACAGATGGGAACGGAGATAATGACTGGGAAGTAGATAGTATAGACCACAATACGCTGACCATTAATCAGGATTATATTGGAGAGGAGCAGACCTATGTCTGCAAGCTGGCCTATGCAGCAGACGGTAATTTTCCTGGATTACCATCGGACAATGCACCTGTAGTCAGTACCACCATCCGACGACGTATTCCTGATGTGGAAGCAGACTGGAAAGGAGTTCCTTCGCAGTTTCCAGGAGGTACCACTAAGTTTACTCCGGAAGCGTTTGTGATGGACGGCATGGGCATTATCCCTAATGCGGATGAATGGCTCCGGTTTGTGTGGAACGTAAAATCTCCATATTCGCAGAGTTACAGCAGACAGGCTATCGGAGTAAAGCCGACAATCACATTTATCCCTGGAATGATGCTGGAACTGGAGGTACAGGATAGAGGGCCACAGGCAATACTGATAGATGATACGGATGGCACCGTACTGCAGGATGCTGATGGTAATGTTTTATTTGACAGAATTAATAACTAATACATACGACTATGGCATATTACGTAAAAGTGACAAAACAGGTGTCTGATAAGATGAATCTTACTGCAATACGCAATAAGACTGCGGATGGAAACGTGCTGCTGTGGCAGGCAGATTTAAATAGAATTGAAGGTGATACCATATTTGAACGCGCAGAGCGGATAGGCGGAAAGGCTATTACAGCTCAGGAAGCCAAGGCTGAAACAGACGGTACAGAAAATCCTTCCGAAGTATATACACCTGACGAATATAAGGAAGATACGCCTAGCGTCTTGCCGGAGATATCAAATGACACCGTATCTACTGAAGCAGAGGAAGGAGGTACATTATGAGTGAAGCAAGTGTATCACGGCAAGTAGTGTATGTGCGGAAAGGCAGCGTATATATGCCTTTCCTTCAGTCGAACATGGGAGACTTATATCAGGAGTACCAGGGTACAGCAGATAATCCGACAAATATCACGCCGGATTTCACTACGTTGACTCCGATGTTGAGTTACATCATCACCTCTTCTTTGGCCGCTGCCGGGATTGTGGTTCCTTCGTCAGTTAAATGGTTTTTCAATGATACGGAACTTACGTTTGGAAGCAACAAACTTTCTACGAATACTTTTGGTGGCGAAACTGGCCATTTTGAGAACGTACCGTATTCTTCCGGAACACAAAATTATTTTGCACTGAAGATAAAGAAGAACCTGGTGAAGGCATCTGCAGGTGCTGCATGTAACATTAAAGCAGAAGCGACTATTGCAGTCGGTAATACCAGCGACAAGATACAGTGCGTGTACAGTATACCTGTTACTGTAGGTGTGGGCAACAGTAAGCGCGTTACCATCATGGCCGGTGACAACAAGTTCTTTACACTGACTGATAAGGGAGACTCCTGTATCCTCAAGGCTGTAGCGTGGATAGGTAGCGATGAACTCAATGCTGGTCAGGCATACAAGTGGTACACGCTAAAGTCAGGTTCCTGGTCTGTGTTGGACGGGCAGACAAAACAAAGTTTGACCGTTACCAATGATATGGTAGATACCACCGGACAATTCAAGGTCGAAGTGTACCAGAACGGAAACCTTATCGGGATGGATGTCCAGACGGTAGTAGATGCTTCTGACCCGTTCGACATTATTACCAACCCCAATCCAGAAAGCGAAACGATTGAGCAGGGAAGCGGTGGTACGGTAGTCTATACGCCAATACTCGTCAAACGTGGAAGTACAACCAAGTACAAGGAAATGAAGTTCTACTTTGTATTCACGGACAGTGCAGGTAATATTCTTAATCCAAGTACAGCTACTACGCCATCTGCAACAGGGACCGTAACTGAAGCTATGTGTGAACAGGCATCTGGTAATGTGGCTGTATCAATAACTACGGAGGAGTAGGTATGACATTAGCAAGCAAAACAACTGAGGTAAAATTTCTTCAAAAAGGCCCTCAAGGGAATAAAGGGGCTAAACTTCGTATGAGAGACTGGAAGGAAGGAGAGGAGTTCCTTGCTGGTGCAGAAGGAGAAGCATATTACGATGTTGTTAATTATTTTGACAAACTTTATTTGACTATTGTGTCTCATACTGCAAAATCAGGTGTTAATGACCCTATTACTTCAGTGTCACAGCAAAAAGGTTTTTGGGAATTAGCACAGGACTGGACATTTATTGCGACTAAACTTTTGCTTGCAGAGAAAATATCGGCCGAAGAAATTGATGCAGACGGACTTGTTGCGAAGAATGTGAATATAACTGGTAAGATATATGCAGAAGAAGGTGAACTTGGGAAAATGACAATAAAGGCTGATTCAGCAGATGATGGTTTGTTTTTAAAGGATGATACTTATGGTTCTGAAATGTCTCTAAAATCTAGGATGTTTATGAGCATCCCATATAATGTGTTTGCTGTTAATCCTGGAAGAGACCAGTCAAATGTATTGCTTTACGTAAAAAAACGTAGAGGTAATTCTTTAGACAGGGCTTTGTATGTAGATGGCGTTGCTGAAGTTTATGGCAGATTGGGCGTTGGTAGAGGTAAGGATACAGGATTTAATCAGTTCTATCCGGCGCTTGTCGCTGAGGGTATTAGCTGTTATGGTCAATTTTGCCTTCCGATTAAAACAGTGACTTCAACTTCTTCTTTAGACTCGACTTCCAGTTATGTGGTTTTGAATTTTTCTTCTTCCGGTGGATATATACGTCTACCTTCCACCAACCTGACAGATGGACAGACTATTATTATAAGGAATATAGGTTCTAATAATGTCACGGTGTATGGTAATATGAAAAATGAAAGCAATAGTAGTATTACACAATATACATTCAGAACTGGAGGACGATTACACGTTCATACTTATTATCAGAATGGTAATTACTGGCTTGTAAACAATCTTAATTAAAACGATAATCATGAAACAAGTAGATTTTGGTAAAGTAAAAGTTCAGCTGACTTTTGAAGGTAATCCGGTTGAATTTAACATGCGTAAAGTAATAGGTAATATGATTCGTCAGAACACTAATGATATAGGGTTAGATGAGTTTGCCAGAAAGGTATATTTTTCAGATGGCCCGGTTGAAATTCCGGATGAATATATAAAGCCTATTTTGGGCATAGTAAAATTGAGTATGACAGTTCCAGCTCAACAAGCATTAAATGAATTATTAACAAATGAATAAAATTTAAAATTATGATACAGAAAAAATCTTTAAAAGAAGCTATACAAAATCCGGAGATAATATCAGTTGTGGGAGGACTACTGCCAACCGCGACTCAAAGTTCTTCAGGAATTATGTCTGCAGCTATGGCTAAAAGAATTTTCCAAGTGTATTATCAGCAAAGCAATTCATCTACCAAAATTTACAAACTGACTCCCAGTACCGGATTTGACGTATCTAAATTATATATCTTTACAGATGTAGGTTCTTTGTCTGAGTATGTAATTCATAAGAACTTTGTTCATGAAATCATTTCTCCTATATCTGAGGTGTATTTTGTCATTGATTTTTATCAAAATTCAGATGGAGATATATTTGTAAGAGTTCAATCAAAATCATTCGGAATAACAGTTTCATTCCACGTCGTTATTCCGGGATTCAATGGAATCTCAACATCATTTTCTTTCACTGAAGTAAGTATTGATATTTCAGGATTAAACAGAATAGAACCTAAAAAAGTTTGACATGTTTCTATCCCATTGACAGGCCCGCGGGAGGAGTAAGTTTACTTACCGCTTGATGGAATGATACTATATTTTTATACTTAAAAGCTCAATGGTACTGCATCATCTGGAACAGTATCAACATCTTCAATTTCAGAAGGAACCCCTTTTATTAGGGGGCTAATGTCAATTCTTAGATAAGCATTAGTGGTAACATAGACACTGATATTACTATTGGATTCTATTTTATACAATAAGGATACAGCACCAGGCTTTTCACCACATAATTGTGACGCGTATACTCTTGTTATGTTCCATTTTACCGCAAGTAGATTAACTGTGGACATTTTCCCATCAACCCCTATAAAATGTAATATACAAGAAAAAACGTGGTTTACATCTGTAGTTTTTATCGTAATTTTTGCCTTTCCATTGTCCTTTTTATTGTATGTGTAATCAGATCTTTGCCTGTGCATTAGACCTTCCTTTTCAGGATTTGCTATCCCAATCAGTCCTCCCACAACTGAACAAAAGGAAAGTGAAGATAAAAATAATCTTCACTTTTCTTATTTTCTAATTAAATAGACAGTTGTCGTATCAGAGTGCTTTCACTTGTCTGTGCATATACCATTGTCATTTTTAAGCTTCTATGACCTATTACCTTTTGTATTGTAGTAACAGGAACATCTTTGTTTACAAGTCTTGACGCACAAGTATGTCGAGCCACATGAGCTGAAACATTCTTATCTATACCTGCATGTTTTATAGCAGTTTTTAATCTGGCATTGAACAATTCCTTTTTTATACCGAAAAAATCATCAAGCCTGTAAAGATATTTATTTATTATCTGCTCTGCTCTTCCGTCGAATATAGAAGAAATAGGTATCCTAACGCCTGTATTTGTCTTTATGGAAGTATAGGTAAGCCACATTTTCCCATTTTCTATGGTGAAATTTTTCGGGGAGAATGAAGCAAAGTCTGATATTCTTGCTCCGGTGTAAGCCATAAAAAGGAATCTGTCAAGTGTAACAATGAATCGTGATGGAGTGTCGGTACGTGCTATGTAATTTTCAATTTTACGAATATCATCGTCAGTTAGCGACTTCATTTTATATTTCAGACGGTCTGAAAGTTTTTCATGATAAAAGTCGAAACTACCGGAAGGGACCTTGTTGCCAAACAATTTCCTGGCAATATTATAATAACACCTAAGCACATGTATCTGCATACCTATTGTAGTTTGATTCAGACCGGCTTCACGCATATAGCGTATAAATCCCTTTGCATAATCTTCCGTAATATCGGAAACTGAACATTCTTTACAGAATTTCCTGAGATGCTTTAGCACACGTCGGTGTATTCCTTTTGTTCCTTCGCGAATATCGCGGTGTTCTATCTGATATTCCATCATCGAATAGAAGTCATTAGATGACTCACGCCCATCCCATATTTCCTTCAGCTTTGAAAGTGTAAACTCTCCGTCGTAATCAAGCTCATACTCTTCAAGCTGATAAAGCGTTTTACGGATAAACAGATTAAGTTTCCTTGCATGTGGGTTACGGATAATAAGCCCGTTTTCACCATCCCATTCATCGTGAAACACATGTACGTTTGTATCAATTAAGATACTTTTACCGAACTGTTCGCAGCGCACATATACGCTGAACATACCTGAATCAAATTCTTTGACGCAGATAGAATACTTGATTTTGTTCATAGAAGGTTTGTTTTATTTGGCTTGAAGGGCGGAGCAAAGTGTTGCACATCCGTCCTTCTTTTTATTGTTTTAAAGTGTAAATAAGCATTCAATTGTCAAAAAAACATACCCGTTTTATTCGGATATAAATATTTTTTGTAATTTAGCAGCGTGATAGGGAAAACAGGGATTCCCTTCTTCGATGAGAGTTTTATCAACACAGAAAGGAGACAAGCGATTGCCTCCTTTTTTGTTTTTGTCTGCCGAGAAACCGTCGTTTTTTTTGTCCTTCATTCTCCAATGTGCTCTTCGTAACTTTGTATTGCAACTAAAACCAAATGTTTAACTAAAAACGACGACAAAATGAAAAAGATGATTTTAATGTTTGCAATGCTGATCTCTGCAGTGACCGTTTTCGCACAGGGAGCTGTAACCTCTGAACCTTCTACTGCCGGATTTGTAATCGACCTGGGCACGTTTACCGGAATCGTAGCACTTATTTCGGCCATCGTGACACAGATCCTAAAAGTCATTCCTGCCATTTCAGAAAGCAAGTTCGCAAAAATCGGTGTGAGCGTGGCGGTAGGTATGGTGGTGTGCGTGCTGGCATGGGCGCTTCAGCTTACTCCTCTGCTCGAAGGATACCAATGGTGGGGAACGCTTATTTACGGACTGGCTGCCGGCCTTAGCGGATGCGGTTTCTACGATGTGGTAAAAGCTATTGCCGCTCTTTTTAAGGATAATACGGAAGAGATGGAATAACGGGAAATCGGAAGGAGGCACGGAATGGACGCAGAAATGGTGACGGCCATAAGCGCAGCTGTAGTTTCCGTGGGTACCTTTATTCTTACTCAGTACAATAAAATGACGCAGAAGTATCGTGACAAGATGAACGATATGAAGTTGGAACGGTACAAGCAGGAAACCGAACGTCTTAGCTTCAAGCGAAGCGAGAATACGGCAAAGGTATTCGGCGAACTGTGGAAGGTGCTCTACGAGACAAAGGCCGACAGGGTGTACATCGTACAGCCGCACCCGCTGGGTAACGCAGCCTTCCTTTCCATCTATTTCGAAGTGAAACGCAAGGGGGTGTCGGGCATGAAGGACAATGTGCAGCGGCTCCCCATGAGCGAAATGGCAGTATTCAGCAGAGGACTGGCCGAAAACCTTTTTCTCTGCTATACGGATATAGACTCTCAAGTGAAGGACAAGATGGCCAAATCCCTGTTTATAACCAATGGCTGTCGCGCCGTAGCCATAAAGAGGCTGAACAGCGCTTCCGACTGGGTAGGAAACATCTTCTGCGAGTTTACCGACGAAATGGAGGTAAGTGAGGAACAAACCCACAAGGTGCTGCACGATGCAGCGGTGAACATACAGTTCATTCTTCCGGAATACCGGGAGAATCCCTATAAATAGAGTTACAAACCAAAAACACAACACAAACAATGGACGAAATCAGTTTTAAGAAGGGAGCTGAAGGCTATGTGGCCGAATATACTTCCGAAGGACGTACAATGGTGCAGATTCAGGGTGTGAAAATCGGAAGGCTTTCAATCTCCCAGTTTATTGACTCCATGGAACCCGTCGCAATGGATACGGTGAATTTCACAAATTCAGTAATTGAAATCAATGTACCTGCCGGCATGAAGGTACGGCTTCTGAGCGATGTGGAGGTGAAAAAAGTCAAGGCATTGGTCATCAAGGATACCGCAGCAGCCGGCGGTGGCGGAGGAGGTGAAAGCTATGTGCTCCCGAAAGCCAGCGACTCTGCTTTGGGAGGAATCCAGACCGGATTTTCAGAAAGCGGAAAGAACTATGCTGTAAGAGTAGACGGAGCAGGTAAAGCGTATGTCACGGTAAACTGGACAGACACCACATATACCAATGCTACAACAGGAAAGCCCGGGATTGTAAAACAGGGTGCCCATGTAACAGATGCTACAGGTTCGGAAGATGCACATACCGTACTGAACAAGCTGATTGACGAGCTTGAAAAGGCCGGGGTTCTGGCTTCTGCATAACCACAGTCACAACACACAAACTAAACTAGACACGACATGAGAATCTGGATTGATAACGGTCATGGTGCAGACACCAATGGGAAGCAGTCGCCCGACGGACGGTTGCGTGAATATGCCTATGCACGCGACATTGCACGCCGTGTGGTGGATGCGCTGAAGAAGAAAGGGCTCGACGCGCAGCTGCTCGTTCCGGAAGAGGAAGACATTTCGCTTCAGGAACGGTGCGCACGCGCCAACCGGGTGAAAGACAGCATCCTGGTATCCGTCCATTGTAACGCTGCCGGAAGCGGCACGCAGTGGATGACCGCACGCGGATGGGAGGCATGGACCAGCGTAGGTCAGACCAAGGCCGACAAACTGGCCGAATGTCTGTATCAGAGTGCGGAGCAGGTGCTGAAAGGCATGAAGATTCGCAAGGACACCGCCGACGGCGACAGCGACAAGGAAAGCGGTTTCTACATTCTGAAGCATACCATTTGCCCGGTCGTGCTGACTGAAAACCTTTTCCAGGACAATCGCGAAGATGTGGACTTCCTTCTGTCGGATGAAGGCCGCCAGAAGATTGTCACGCTGCATGTGCAGGGAATCTGTAAATACCTGGGCGTATGAAACAGCTTCCGTGGATACTGGTAGGCTTGCTGTCGGCCGCGCTCCTCTTTTCGCTTTTCTTCCGTGGATGCGCATCGCCGCAGTCTGGGAAGGGTGATACCGTATGGCTTCCCGTCAGGGTAGATACGATACGCGACACGGCAGTTGCTCCTCCCGTGTCAGAACGTCCCGCAGGAACAGACACCGCACGCCTTCCGGTATATCGTCCGCAGAAACCGTCCGGGTCAGCTTCCATCCCGGACAGCATAGCGGATACGGTTACGGTTGTTTCTGATTCGCTTTCTACAGGGAAAGACAGCGTGGACGTGATTATTCCTCTCACAGAGAAGGAATACCGCACGGACGACTACCGGATAGTCATTTCAGGGTATCGCCCGCAACTGGTGTCGGCAGAGTTTTACCGACGCACACAGACGGGGGTGGTAAATGCACCGGCACCGAAAAAGAAGAGGTGGGGGATAGGACTGAGCGCCGGATACGGGATAGGGCTTTCAGGGAAGACAGAACCGTTTCTGGGCGTTACGCTTAATTACAACCTGCTGCAATGGTAGCGGCAGGTTGTTTATTTAAACACAAGAGAAAAACACAGGGCAGACGTGCCCGATAAACAAAGAAACGATGAGTAAGAGTGAGATTTTTAACACCATCCTCCGCATGGTATCGGAGGAAACGGAAATACCGTCTGCACAGATCCTTTCCGGAAGGAAGGACACAGAAACGGTAGATGCACGCTATCTGCTGGTGCATTTCCTTTTTCAGAGCGGATTGAATCCGTCGTATATCGCTGCACGAATCGGAAAGACGGAGCGTGCCGTCAACCAGATTCATACCAATTTCGACCAGCGTTTCAGCACACAGAAAATATTCAGAATAAGTTGCGAAAGAATCAGGAAGAGGTTAGGAAATAACTCATTCCCAGAGTAATGCTTCGTCCGTACCTTTGTCATGTCGGGAAATAGTTCACGACACAACACAAACACAAAACAGTATGACAATCAAAGGTATGGATGGCCAGAGTTACAACGTAACCGGCCAGGGACAAGGTAATTTCAACACGGTGGGGGCTGCAGCCGGCATCGCATCATTTTTGGGTATCAACGGTGGTAACATCCTGGGTCGCAATGGCTGGGGATGGAACGCAGAAGGCGTATGCTCAGACAACATGCCCGTAAGCCGTTATGAGTTGAACATGGTGGAACAACTGAACGCAAAGGATTCAGAAATCGCTTTGCTGAAGGCTGACAAGTACACTGACCAGAAGATCGTGGAAGCCTATAAGGACTTGCAGGGTCAGATCAAGGAACTTTCAGTGGAAGTTCGCTCCAACAAGGACGCTCAGACCGCTGTCAACATGCAGCAGGCCGTTTACAACGGTACCAACACCGCTGCTCTGCAGTGTATGCAGAACAGCATCGCCGCTTTGCAGGCTATCACCAAGACATACATTCCGTCAAGCAATGTATGTCAGTCTGACTGCTGCGGATGTGTATCTGCTCAGTAATCAACTGCTGAAATCCGGGGGAGGGCATCGGCCTTCCCCTTTCCCTTATGATTTTCATACTCTACACAAACAACTCAAACACGCAGCACAATGACAAACGCACAGATTCTGACCGCTGTCATCCTGAAATGGGGTGAGCCGGTCATTCCGGTTATGATGGGCAATACGCTCAACGGTATTTCTGCCGGTATGCTTCCGGTGGAGAAGTTATTCAAGTCAATCGGACTGGCAGGTCCCGGATGGCAGATTTCCAATGAAATCAATTCGCTGGCATCTTTAGGAGGGACAAAAATGATCCGTCCGTTCCTCGAACGATTTGTATCCCGCATTCCGGACGACATGATCCCGGAACTGGCTCACGGATATGTTGACTCTGCCATCCAGCAGGGAAAGCTTTCCATAATCGACGGATTTTTCACCTTCGACCGCAATGACCTGGTGGAACTGAAGAAATACCTGGACTGCAACCTTCCGTATCAGAAACCCGAGGAATATGTGGTGAAGGTTCCGCAGCAGCCCGCACAGCCGTCGCACCCACAACCGCAGCCTGCACCAAAGAATGAAACACGAGAAAAAGAAGAGAAATAAGTGCCGAATACAGGCGGCCTGGTGTCCTGTAAAAGATATATAACACAAACACAACACAACTATGATTCAGTCAATTACTTTGTCTGGAGTTCCGACAGCTACCGCTCAGCCACTGACGGTAAACATCACTAAGAAACTGCGTCAGGCTTATTGCGTGAACAACGGCGTTCAACCTACTGCTACCGTCGTATTCAGTGTAGCAAGCGTCACAAACAACAACACGCAGAACATTGCGCTTATCAACGCAGCTGTAACTCTGACCTACACTCCGAAAAACGGATGTGCAGCAAAGACTATTCAGTGGACCGAACAGTTTACAGTAACCTTCATCGGTGCGGCAAATACAGCCCCTACCAGTGTGGTAGCTACAACTTTAGTTCCGCAGGTATTCTCTTACAATGAGAACGGTTGCGGTTGCTCTGCTTGCGGCGCACTGATTGCAGTCCCGGTCACGATTACTGCTACCTTTCCCGCTTAACGAAGTTCAGGCAGCCGCGTTTAGCGCTTTCAGTCTGGCATCTGCCGATGAACCCGTAAAAAAGCGAAGGAAAAGGAAAAATGTTTGAGTGGCTTCCCGTCCGCGAGGGCGGGAAGTTTTTGAAGAAACTAATTTAAAAATATCGAGATATGGATAGAGAACAAATGATCTCCCGTTACGAGGAGCTGTATGATAAGATGAAGGACAGCAAGGACGTGAAGAATATGAAAATATTCGGCGAAGCTGCTACCTATTATTTCAAGGAAATCGCAAAGATGCATCCGGAAATGGCTATGAGCTGGCTGAGCCACCTCGAAGCAATGTGCTGGGATAATTTTTTGTCGGAAACAGAGGCCGTGAATATCGGTAAGACCATGGTCAACGAAGATGGGTTGAAAGGATTCCACTGGGGGCATGACACTTTCGTGTCTGCCGTGAAACAACTCGGAGGAGTTCCCGAAGAAAAACCTTCGTACAACTCGTATGCACTTTGTGTCACAGCCAACATGATTTACAGCGACATGGCATACAGCATCGCTGAAGACATGGGATACAAGACACCTGCCGAAGTGCCGAACGAAAAGATGGCCCTTTCATGCTACAAGAAAGCTGTGTCCTACCTGAAAGACAAGGACAAGAACTTTCAGGTGCGCCGTTACTTCAAGAAGCGCATGTACGGAGAGCAGGCAGCCATGTAACAGCCGCATAGAAGAAAAGCTGGACCTCCTTATACGTATGGTAGCTCAACTTGACGGGATAAGAGGATTTGGCTCTAATGTGCTGGCAAATGTGGTGGGCGATATAATTATGAGAAAAAGATGATGTAGTTTGTCTTTCCACCCTATATGAATGAAAATGCAGCCGGGTTTTGTCGTTTCTTCCCCGGCTGCATTGTTTTTTAATTATCAGTAAATTATATCATTGTCTGACAAAATTTACATTTCCAAAGTTAGTGTATCCTCCGTCAAAATAAATAAGCCATTCCCCAGAAGGGCTTATTTCGTGTCTCATATTGACCATGTTTTCGGGAGGGCAAAGTGCGCTGTGAGGAGGTATTTCACCATTGTCGTAAAACCAGTAGAAATATATTTCATCTCTTGAAATGTTTGTATAATAATAACCTTGTGCTGAATATGTGTTTCTAACTGTTCCTGAATCCTTATAACTCCATTCCACACTCCATTCTGCTGTCCCTATTTCGTTGTCAAATGTAAGGGTATGAACAGCTCTGTATTTCTGTCCACCATATTGATAATCTATGCCGGCTTTAAACGTATGACCTATCATTTCTTCCTGTAGAAGATTGCTTACTTCTTTGTTTTCCATAACTTTATTTTCACCTTCCTGGTTGGTAAAATAAAGCTTGTTTCCTGAGAAATTTATGTTATATATAAATGAAGGTGCGTCATCTGGCATTGAGCCGGTTTCATCATCGCATACTATTATTACATTCCCATCTTCATCTATTTTCCATTTTGCAACAGACATCATTTCAGGCCTATCATATTTCCTGTAACTGTTTCTTTCCATCCATTCAAAATAGCCGTCTGTGCGAAATCTGATTGCTTCATCATCATCGGATATAAAATATCCATTCGTTAGTTTCTCAGATAGCGTGTTCTGTGTCGTTTCTTCTGTGCCTTCGTCCTTTGAGCAACTGAAAAATAGAACGCAAGCAATAAGCATTGTTAAAATTTTTTTCATACACTAATTAATTTTTATTTCAAGCAAATGTAACTATAAGCATAAAATAAAAATATGATTATGAGATGAAAATTTTAAAAGTGCTGATTTTCGGAGGAAAAATGAAAAAACAAAACAATTTTAAACGTGAGTCGCATTAAAATTGTTAGCGTATGGGCAAAAAAAATTAGCTCTTCTTTCTCAGATTGACTTCCACATCGAGCAAGCCACCGCAATAAGGGCAGACGCTTGCACCTGATTCTTTACGCACTTCTTCCGGGCTGGCAAAGAGTTGCCACATGGGAACCTCAAGGGCTTCTGCTATTTTTTCAAGCGTTTCCATTTTAGGAGACATCTTTCCATTTACGATGTTGTATAATGCAGGAAGGCTTATTCCTACTTTATCTATTATGGATTTTACTTTTATTCCTTTCAAATCACATATTTCTTTTATTCTGTAATTCATATATAACGTATAGGTTTATTTAATTTGAAGCAAAATTAGGCATTGATTTTAATATATAAACTAATACTTCACTTAAATGATGTTAATATATATCACTTATTTATTGTTTAAGTTGTAATATATATACTATTACTATATATTTGCATCAAACAGATAAACAAATAGTATATATGACACAGAAATTCAACAAATCCGAAATCATGAAAGCTGCTCACAGAATTCGCAACCATTCATGGAACTGCACCATGAGCCAGGCATTAAAAGAAGCATGGCGCAGAGCAAAGAAAGAAGCCGCACAGCGTGAGGAATCAGAAAAGCGAATGGCTTCCATGAAAAGCAGCAAGGCCGACCAGCGCAATGCACGCATGTATCAGCACGTGGTTTTCGGTAAGAATGACTGGGTCATGGATTACGGACGCAAATACAGATATTAATAACCTTATAAATATAGAATATGAATTATGAAGAAAAAACCAGCATCGGAACTTCGGATAATGGCTTCGGAGTTTATTCACCGCAAACTGAGCGGTGCGCCATTCGTATCAGTGAATTATTCGGAAGATGGAGCGACAGCATTTTGCGTGTGGCCGGATGGTGTAAGAGAGTATTTGTACGTGGACTACGCCGACCTAATGCCACAAAGCCAGCACGAGCGTGCGATGGAGTACATACGCGGAGTAAGGTAAAAGGAAAGAAACTCTGGTACATTCATGTGATAACCTTTGCAAGCATGGCGGTTTTTATTCCTTGCGTTGTGTTTTCGGGATTTATTCCTGCTGTGGCAAAAGTAATTCTCATAGTTCCTTTGGGACTATTCACTGCATGGTGCATGCTTGTATCGTTTGTCCGCATTATGCAGGGTGTCACAGGGTGTAAAGATTTGGATAAAATGGAAAATGAATTTAAAGGCGAGGATTAGTAATTATGGAAGAAGTGTTGAATAGTGAACTGGTGTTTGTTGGAGAAAACGAGCAGGTTCTTACAAACAGCAAAATTGTATCAGAAGTGTTTGGAAAACGCAATAGTGACGTATTGCGTGACATAAGAAATTTGGATTGCAGCAAGGAGTTTCATGAGCGAAATTTTGCGCTATGCCTGGAAACCAAACAGTTAGGAGTTGGTAGTACACAGACAAAGTATTACACCATGACCAAGGACGGATTCACTTTCCTTGTCATGGGATATACGGGAGCCAAGGCAGCCCGGTTTAAGGAAGCCTACATTTCGGCCTTCAACCGAATGGAGAAAAAGCTCCGTGAGCAGGTCACGAAACCGCAGCAGGACGATATAGACGTGAGCAAGTACGGAAGGAAAGAACTTGCCCTGCTTCTGATAGAAAGCGACGAGGAACTGGGAGATGCGCTTGAACAGCTTGAACGAAAGAAAGAAGAGGTAGCCGTGCTAAAGTACCGTCTGGAGCAGATGGAAAAATGCCGTGAAGAAAGCCTTCATGTATCAATTCCCTCAGCTTTTCCGAAGGGAAAAGAGCAAAGCAGCCTTTTGAAGCGGGTTGAGCGTCTGGAAAAGATTGTGTCCGCATTTGCAGGCGATGTGGAAGGATTGAAGGAGTGGAAGAAGGAGGATGTATCGGACATGTACTACAAGCCTGAATTTTACAAAAAGTATCCCGAGTGTATATACATAAGCAGCCCCGTGCTTACGCCTTCGGTCATGTACCGTGCCATGGATATGGAGGACCTGCGGATACGTCTGTGGAAAGAGCTTAGCATAGAAATATCCCCTTTTTCGCTATTGCAGTTCCTTTATGAGCACAAGTTCCTTCAGGCAAAAGAGCAAGAGCGAATGAAGCCCACGGAGTTTTCACGTATGCACGGATACGCATACGCCATGGAACCTGACAAGGACGAGGAAAGCGGTATCCTTACTTACCGTCCGCTTTTCACCGAGGCGGGATTTCTCCGGATAATGGAAACCATAAAGATGGAAGGAGTGCAGCCATGAAAAGAGAAGAGAGGTTACGAATAGCCAGGATGGTGGCCGCATTGCCTGAAGTTCCGCTTCTTCCGTCAGCGGTGCAACCCGTAGCGGAATGCGCAAAGCTGCCATGCAGGGATAATCCGATTCCGTTTCTTACGGCAAGGGAAATAAGGATTCACCACCGCGATGCGATGCTTGTGCGGCAGATGGCAAGACTTATAAGCCGCGAGCACGGCATACTGGTACGCTCGGCACAGGTTTTTGATTTTCTTCGCCGTGAAGGGTGGCTGCTTTCGTCGCCGGAATGCTACAACGCCCCTTCCGAGGAAAGCACACGGCGCGGGTTGATGCTTGCCGCACATTCGGGAGCAACGGGAGCGGGGCTAAAATACTACACACCTTACATTACACGTGAAGGATACGAGTTCTTTTCACGCATCATCATTCAGAAAGGAGGACATTTATGAACAAGCGCGAAGCAAGAAAAGCAATAGACGGCTATTTTGGAGAAGTAAGACACAGCATTATGTTTACCAGCACCCGGAAAGGCGTGCTGGCCTATGTGGAATATGAGGACTTCATGCCCGAACACACCGTGCGACGTGAACTGGAAAGTCTGCTCGGCAGCGGTTATCTGGTCAGTGTGAAACGCGAGTGCTCGCGCTCACTTTTCAAGGAGATTCTGGACTTTCTTTCGTCCGACACGAGCGGCCAGAAAACCCTTCTTATGATGATGGGAAACTACGTTTCTGCGCACCCC